ATCGTACAGGCCGTGCTCACGGGCGAACATCTCAGAGCCAGCGAGGCCCTCGAGCAGCAGATCGAACGGCGTCAGCTTAGGCGGAGGTGGCGGAGGCGGATACGTCGCGCGGCGCGCGCCTGATGGCGGTAACGCATATCGGTGAGAATCGTCGCCACAGTTCCAGCGCCTCTGCTGCCGCACGAGTTCCCATCCTCTGAACACACGCGTACGGGCGTTCGCCGACGCAGTTGACGGATTGCGCTCGACCAGGCCCGGAAGCCGCTGCGCGATCTGCCAATAGGTGAGCCCGCCGAGCACATAGAGCCCGAAGGCCTTCAACGCTTCGAGCTTCTGCACGCGAGCTTTCCCCATCAGCCCCTCCGAACGTCGTCGAAGAACGTCGGCGCGACGCGAACGACCGTAGCTCCATGCGATCGGACGTGCGCGGCGAGTTGCTCGAGCACCGCGGTCTCAAAGCCGCACGCCATGCAGATGTAGACCGACACGCTCGAGCCGTTGCCCCAATCGACGCCGACCTCGACACTCGAGGCCGTTGCCGTCCCGCCGGGAATCTTATCCATGCGTCGCCGCTCCCTGCCCATCGGCTGCCTCTGCCTCTTGTGCCCATAGCCGCGCATCGTTGCCAAACACCGCCCAGCCCTCGACGCGCTCGCGGCCGAATAGCTCGAGGTACGGCCCGTGCGTCCAATGCTTTTCGATCAGCCGGCGGAACTCCTCCGGCTTCGCGCTGTGAACCTCACTCTTCCGAATGACCTGAACAGAGTCGGGAAGATCAATCTGCACATCGGGCAGACACGAGCCGCGCGTCCAGATCGTCAGAATCTCGTGATTGCCGCCGGTGTAATTCCCCCAATTGCGTTCGACCTTGTCCCAAATGTACTGCTGCTTGTACGTGAAGCCCCAGGCCTCGCCAACTTCGCGCGGCCCCGGATGCTGCAGGATGACCGGCGCCGTGGTCCACATCAACAGCACGGAGTCCGGCAGGGCGTGTGCTTGGACCGGCAGCTTACAGAGATCCTCGATGGTCATGGTCGGGTAGTGCTCTTCGACGCCGACGCCGGATGGCGGTCGATCACCGTAGGGCCAGGACGGGTCCGCGTAAATGACGCGATACATGCCTTCGAGCTGCGCCTGCCCGTCGATGATGCGGCGCCGACGATCAGCCCGAATCTGTAGCCGCATCTCCCGCACCGTCAGCCCTTCGGCGCGCGCGTTCTCGAGATACTTTGTCTGCTCCGGGCGCTCGAGTGAGGCCACTTCTGCGGCGTGCGCCGGCGTCGGCGCCAGCAGTCGCTCGTGCTCTTCGACGTGCCGGCTAATGTAGCCGAGATTTTTGAGCGTCTGCAGCGCGAGGCCCGTGACGACCATCGCCTGATCGATTTTGTCGCGCCAATCCTCGCGCGAGTCGCTGTAGGCCATCAGGTCGCCAATCCAATACGGCGAGCCTTCATGTGAGGCGCATGCGAACTCGAGCGCCGCGCGCCAGCCCTCGAGGGATGGGCGCCCGATCGGACTCGCCGACCGGGCGCCCAGGCGGAACTTCCCAATCTCGATCGGCCGCTTGTCGAACAGCAGTTCGATACCGTTGACGGTATCCAATCGAGCCAGGGGACGCTTCGCCATCGACTACTCGGCGCCGACTGCCGCCTGCCGCTCTGCGCCGAACTCGCCGGTCGCCAGCTCGCCGGCCGTGCTCTCACTGTCAGCGTCTTCTCCCGGCTTGAAGTCCGCCGCGCCGGCGTCGCCCTCCTCCTTCGTCACGCGAACGCGCAGCTTCTCCGCGCCCGGAATCCGCGCCAGCTCGATCCGCGCGTGCCGGTACACGGTCACGTTGCGCCGCTGCATCTCCTGCAGCGCGGCCTGGATGTCTGACTGCTCCTCGACGCGCGCGGCGTTCATGGTGTCTCGATGATCGCCGATCGACTCGCAGAGATTATCGAGTCGGCGATTGCGGACCTGCTCCATGCCCGGCAGCGGTGCCGACCGCGGCGTGCGTGCGCGTGCGGGCTTTCGGGGCGTAGCCCGCGAACGCTTCGCGCTGGATCGACTTGCCTCCGCGGAGACCGCCGGCGAACTCGGTGCCCGCCCCGTGTACCGCTTTTTCGGTTTCCGGCGGGGCGATCGCTTCGTTTTTGCCATCGGACTGCTCCTCTCGCCGAAGACTGCCGCGCTCCATGCGCCGGCAGAACTCCGCCAACAGCAGCGCGTCGGCGATCGCGTGCGTGACGGTCTGATGCGGGAAGAGCTGCTGCGCTCTCCGCTTCGAGATGTTTTTGTCTTTGCTCCGGCCGACGGTGCGATCGCCGCCTCGAGGTTGTAGGACGCCCATTACGCGCTGCCAGGCGCCAGGCGCGATTTCGTTGAATGGGAGTTTCACTGCGGCGAGCGCGACGAGCACACCACCGTAGACCTTTGCGAAGGTGAACGCAGAAACCACGCCCATCTGCGGCGACGGCCCGGCCTTCTCGAGCACCGCGCGCCGCGGGTAGGAACGATCACTGCCGCGGCCGATCAGATCGAGCAGGTCGAGCAAATCCCGCGGCGCCATAGGCATCTTGACGGCCTCGACAAAGGTCCCTTGCTCGTCGATTGCGGCAATCCCGCCAGAAACGCCAGGGTCGATCCCGATGTAAATCATGTTGCCCGCTCCTATTCTAGCTAAGAACGGCGCCCACGGCGCCAGTGTTTCGGCGGTTTCGGGCTGTCGTCGGCCGGCAGCGGCAGCGATGGCGGCTCGTCGCCGCCATCTGTGAACGTCGTCGTATCGCGGTCGATCGTCAGATTGACCGTGCCAGTCGGGCCGTTGCGCTGCTTCTCGACGATGAAATTCGTCATGCCCGACTCGCGATGATGCTTCCGGTGGAGGAAGCAGACCAGGTCGGCGTCCTGCTCGAGCGCGCCGGATTCGCGCAGATCCATGAGCTTTGGCCGCGGGTCCGCGCGCTTCTCGCTTTCCCGTGTGAGCTGCGAGAGCAGCAGCACCGGCACCGACATTTCGTCGGCGAGGATCTTCATGCGCCGGCTGATGTCTGTCACCTCATCGTTCCGCGAGGCGCCGCGGCGCTCGAGCGTGCCCGGCATGAGCTGAACGTAATCGACGACGACCAGATCGAGGCCGCGGTCCGCCTTCAGCCGCCGGCACGCGGCGCGGATATCCCAAGCGGTTTGCCCGGCGCGATCATCGATCGCGATCGGTAGCTCCGCCATCGTGCAGGCCGCCGGCGCCACCTTCGCATAATCAACGTCGAGCAGAAATCCGCCCAGGATGCGCGACAGGGGAACGTTCGAGAGCTGCGCCATGAGCCGATACTCGAGCTGTTTCCGGCGCATCTCGAGCGAGAAGACTGCAACGCGCGCGCCCTTGCTGGCGGCAGCGACCGCGCTGTTCATCGCGAACGTCGTCTTCCCGATCGAGGGCCGCGCGGCGATGACGATCAGCTCGCCAGGCTGCCAGCCGAAGGTCAGCTCGTTGATCGACTTGAAGCCCGTCTCGACGCCGGTCAGCTCGCCTTTGTGCTCGACGCGCCACTCGAGATCCTTCGCCAGCTCCGGGTACGAGTCGCCGAGCGTACGCATGCGGCTCTCGGCATGGCCGGTCTGCAGCTCCATCAACCGACGATCGGCGTCGATGAGGATGGCCGCGGAACCATGTTCGCCTGCGGCGACCAGGTCGAGCGTGCGGTTCGCGTGATGGACGAGTGCGCGCTTCGCCTGCAGATCCCGCAGGATCGCGGCGTAGTGATCGACGTTCGTCGAGCGCGGAACGCCATCGGCCAGTCCCGTGATGTAGGCTGGCCCGCCAACGTCGTCGAGCTTCCCCATGCGCTCGAGCTGCGTTTTGACCGTGAGGTAATCGACCGCGACCTTCTCGTCGCGCACGGCCCGCATGGCGAGGAAGATGTCCCGGTGCGCGCGGCGAAAGAAGGCATCGGCGCCGACCTGGTCGCAGACGTAATCGGCGGCCGAGCCATCGACGAGCGCCGCACCCAGGACCGACTTCTCCGCGTCGAGGTTCCGCGGCAGAATGAACCCGTCTTCATCGCGTCGAGCGGGCGCCGGCAATACCGCCGCGGTCGTCACGACCGCAGCTCCCGCTGCTTTTTCCGTGTGTGTTCCTGGTCCGACCGACATGCAGGATTGTGATTGCAGCCGATGGGACGTCCCAGCTCCGCCACTTCGCTTTGCAGCTCCGGCGGCGCCTCCGCCGAATCGGTAAACCGGTTCACGCTCGACACGAAGAGGCCGAACGGATGGCGGGCCTTCGCGAAGAAGGAATCATCACTCGCCAGGTACCGCAGGGCCCGTTCCTCGAGCTGCTCGATGGTCAGCCGTTTCAGCAGCCGCTTTGTCTGCGCGCGGTCGGCCTTATAGTTCCAGACGTATTGCCCACGCTGCCCGGCCGCGTAGCGCACGCCCCACGCGCGATCGAACGCCTGCTCAACGCGCTTCAGCTTCGCGCCGATGCCGACGCCGCCGGCGAGTAACTCCTGCATCTCGGCAAACAGGGCCGCGAGTTTCTCTTGTAGGTCGAGCGCGGCCTCGAGGAGCTTGGCAAGCTTGGCGTCTCTCGGATTGGCCGGCACGCTCAGGGTCTCGTCTGAAACCAGGTTTCGATATCGGAGGCAAACTTGAGCGCCGCCGCGGCGAGCTGAATCGCCTCGTGCCGTAGCTTCGACTGGTCGCGCTGACTTTTCCTCTTGAAGACTTCGGTTTCCAGCTCGCGCCATTCCTCCGTAATAACGCCATAGCCTTCGTGCGCGCTCGCGAAGCGACCGTGCAGACCGCGCGCCCGATCGAGTTCCTCGACGGCATCGTTCATCGCGCGCGCGTCACTGACAAGCCACCTGGCACCAACGTCCACCATCGTCGCCCTCCCGCGCGCGCTCGCGCGCTGTTACTAATGTCGGTGTTTCCCGAAGAGAAATCCAGACCCAGGCTAAATGCGAAGGACACATCCGTCTCGATGCCTTTGTCGAGACGGACAGCTCCCCACAGGGGCAGCCGCTCGCGCCGGCGGTCTCTTAGGTTCGTTGACCGCGGCGGCCCTGCGTTCGCGCGTGACGACACGCCGCAGGCTGGACCAGACTCTCGTCGCCGTCGCACGGCGTCCCCTGCGCGCTCTGGCCCTCGAGGCTCCACGCTGGCCGCTCTGCAGCTCCCGGTTGCGGCCTTGCAAACACACGCGGCCCCGGTGGCGTCGCTGGTGGCTCCCAGCCGCGTGTCCGCGCCGCTCGATTAATTGTGGCTGGGAAGGGCGAGGTCGGCTAGAATACATGCCGTCGCCGTCTTCCGTGACTGCACCACGGTTGAGCGGTTTGGCCGGCGCGTCGCTCACAGCGCGCCGGCCGTTTTCGTCCAGGTCGGCAGTTTTATACACCTGAGTCGTCGAGCTGATCAATCCCAAAGATGTAGCGTACCGGCGGCGCGCGGACTACTAACCGCTTCGCCGTTCGATCGCCTTCACGCCCGCCGGGCGCGATCCCCGGCGAGCGGCTCGAGCTGATCGTATAAGTCGTTGACCGCGGTCTGCAGATCCTTAATCGCATCGGCGATCGCCGCCTGCTTTGTGGGACCGATGCCGACGAGAAACCCGAACGGACAATCTTCGGGGTCTTCCCCGTCAAGGCCGATCCAGACTTCCCACTCAGAATCCGGCGCGAGCTTGTCGTTCGTGATCTTCACGCTGCTCATCGTGCCCTCCTCGACTGTGCCAGATCGATCAGATCCGACGCGCGGCCCATCGTGATCGTCTTCGGATTGAAGGGCACGCGCAGCCGGAGCAGATAGGCGATCTGCTTTTGGCTGGCCGGCCGGTCACGCCAGGGTGCCGATCGGTCCTTGAGCTTCAGCACCGACTGGCGCTCTTGCTCGACGAACGTCTCCGCGAGTGTCAGGGCCGCGACGACGGTCGGGATCTGCGCGGCCATCGTGCGCTGCCGCACCAGGCCGCCGTCGCGCGGCCGGAGGGTCGCGACCAGATCGAAGTGTCCCAGCACGTCCGGCTGGACGACTAGGGTCTCGGTGCCGTCACCCCACGGGTACTGCAGCCGGTATCTATCGTCGCCCGTTTTGATCCAATTCATCGACACGACCTCGCGGAGCGCGCCCAGCTCCGGCACCGTCCAGACGTCGAACGTCGAGGCCTTCGCCGAGAGCTGCGCGAGCGTCATCCGTTGACCGGCGAGCGCCGCCTCGACGTCGAACATCGGGAACTTCGCCCGGAGCGCCTCGAGATCCTCGAGTGCCTGGCCGAGCGGTTCGCCCTTCGTCTTCAGCCCCGGCGGCAGGCCGTAGAGCACCGGCGCCGCCTGCAGCGAGTGCCGGCGCGCGACATCGACCATGTCGATGACGATGCAGTCCGGCTTTCCCGGATGGATACGCAGGCCGCGGCCCGTCATCTGCTCGTAGAGCGTCGCCGACTTGGTCGGCTTCGCGTGCAGGATGCAGCGCGTGAGCGGGAGGTCGGTGCCCTCCGTCAGCACCATGCAATTGGTGATGACGTCGAGCCGGCCTTCGGTGTAGGCGCGGAGGATCTGCCGACGATCATCCTTGGGGGTCTCGCCGCTCACGGCGCGCGCGCGATAGCCGGCCGTCTCGAACGTGCGAGCCAGCGCATGCGCGTGTGCAACGTCTACCGTGAAGGCGATCGTCGGCAGGTTCTCCGCGTGCTCGCGCCAGGCCGCGACCGCGAGCTGATTGCGCCGATCGTTGTTGACCGCTTCGGCGAGGTCCTTCTGGTTGAAATCGCCGTGCGACGTCCGGACCGCGTCGAGCGAGCTGTCGGTCTCGATCACCCACGGCGTGATCGGCACGAGCCAGCCGTCGTCGATCGCATCCTTCAGGCCGTAGCTGTAGGCAATCGTCTGGAAGACGCAGCCCAGGCCGATCGCATCCGTGCGGTTCGGCGTCGCCGTGACGCCGACGAGCAATCGGTCCTTCGGCGCCTGGTCGTCCCAGCCTTTCAGCGCCTCTTCCATCTTCAGGACGTCGTCGTAGCTCGCCGCCTCGACATCGCCCGACTCCGAGAGGTCGGCCGGCGGGAGAAAGCCAAGATGCACGAGTGCCGTCCGATACGACGGCGCCGCCGCATGGTGCGCCTCATCGACGATGACGAGCCGAAAGGTGTGGTGCTGCAGCAGCCGGAGGAGTCTCGTACACTTGCGCGCCGCGAGCGTCTGGATCGACGCGATGACGACGTCACTGTAGCGGTTCGCGTAGCGGTCGGCCTGCTCGATCGAGACCATCATGCCGGGGTTCGCCCGGCTGATCTTGTCGGCCGCCTGGTCGAGCAGCTCCTCCCGGTGCGCGATGACGAGCATCTGCGCGCCTTTGTGCTGGCCGGCGCGCATCAGCTCCTCGAGCCAGGCCTTCAGCCGCGGGAACTTGAGCATCGCCGCGAACGTAACGGTCTTCCCGGTCCCGGTCGGCTTTTTGATCAGAACGCGGTTCGTCCCTTTCTCGCGGGCGTCGGCGATCGCCTCGAGCGAGTCGGTCTGATATTTCCGAAGCGTCGGCGCGCTCATGAGAGCTTCTCCTTAAACAGATCCCACGCGCGATCGATCGCTGGCGCGGCCGAGTCGTCGCGATTCACCAACGGCAAGAGTCGCTCGACAGCATCGCGGATACCGAGCGGGTAGTTACCAAAACCCAGGCCGGTCCGAGACAGGCCATGGTTGATAAGGTCCAGAACGACCAGCTCGAGGCGACCCGAGACCGGCGCGCTCATGCCGTCGCTCCCTTCGACGGAGCCTGACCGAAGTGAATCCGTACGCCGCGCGGTATCGTCCAGACGGTCTCTTCGATATTGAACCCGCGGCCGTGCCCTTCGAGTTCCGCCAGGCGGTCTATGGCGGTGATCTGCACGACCTTCCGCCCGCGGCGGTAAGTCCCCTCGATGATGCGCCCGTCGTCGGGATGAGAGAACCAACACACCCGCCCGATGCGGCGCGAGCGCAACGCGCGCGCCAGCGATCCGCTATTACTGGGCGTCATGACCGCCCTGCCTTCAGTGCCTCTTCAGGATCGACGTGCATCGCCGCGCGCCAGCCTTCGAGCGCCGCCTCCGCGTCAGCGATCGCGTTCGCCAGGCGCAGATACTCCTCGACCTCCGCGGCCTTCAGTCGGCGGCAGATGCTCCGCTTCTCCTCGCCATAGGTCGAGAGCTTGAACCGCCGGCCCGGCTTACCGTTCTCGATCGCCTGCAGCAGCCAGGCGCTCTCGCGCTTGTGCTTCCCACGGAGCTTCGCGTGAACAACGCCGATTCCGTCAGTGAATGGACTCCAACCGTAGACGTCCTGCCCCTTTGTGTACGGAACGAGCCCGACGACCGTCACATCGACGGCCTTCTGCTCGCGCGCCTCCTTCGCGGCCTTCTCGAGTTGCTCGCGCAGGTCCTTGAGCGTGTCGGCGTGGTATTCCTGATCGTCGAACGTCGCGGAGAACTTGCCACCCTCCGAGACGTGAATCTGGACGCGTTCGTTGCCGAATACTTCCGATGAAATCACAGCCATTGCCTCGTCTCCTCCCGGTTCCCGTCAGCGGGAACGTCAGTGTGTCTTCGTCGTCTTGTTGTGGCGGACGCCCGGCCACAGGTTCAGCCGGCCCTGCAGCGACCGCGCGTACTCGTTCAGCTTCGTCTGGTTGACCGTCAGGACGTCCCAGGGGATACCGTGCTTGCCGCCGATGACCGCCGCGATGAACGCCGCCTCGTCGAGAACCTCGCCACTGTGATAGTCGCGATCGACCGCGCCGGTCGCCTTCTGGATGTTCGGCTTGACCGTCTCGACCTGCACGTCGAGCGGCAGCTCCCGTTTCGCCGCGGCCTGCGTCCGGATGGCAACCGCGTCGCGCTTCGCTTGGATAGCCGCCTGGATTTTCGGCGTGTTCAGGAGCCGCGAGCCGGCCTGATCAGCGTTGCGATACAGCGCGCCGTGCGCTGCGCGCCTGGCGTCATTGAGCGCAACAAAGTAATCGACGAAGAGCTGCTCGCGCTCGCTCAGCCCGGCCATCGACGCCTCGCGGTCGAGCGCCGCCTTTTCCATCTCCGCCTGCTCTCGCTCCGCCTGCTCGCGGGCCTTGGCCTCCGCCTCGCGCCGCAGCCGCTCCTGCTCCGCGGCGACCCGCCGGCGTTCGGCCTCGACGTACCCGTTATGAAGCCGCTGCGCGATGCCGGCGGCCTCCTCGAGCGCCGACGTCGGCCGACCGCGCGCGCCGGTCAGCCGCTTATGGAAGCCGTTGACGACCTGGCAGATCGTCCAGTGCGACTCGACTTCCTTCCGATCGCCGTTAGCCTTCTGAATGAACGACTGAATCGCTGTGTCTTCGGCCGCGGTTGTCGGCGCCGCGAGCTGCCGCGCCTGCTCGAGCGTCGCGATCGCGGCCTTCTCGAGCGCCTGCGCGGTCGTAAAGAACCCGGCCAGGTTGCGCAGGAACTCGCGGATCGCCGGGACGACCTTCGCGACGAATTGCTCATCCTCGCTCGCGCCGAACATCTCGGCGACCGTCTCGCTGTCGAGCACCGGCTGCAGCGCGCGCAAGGATGCCGTGGGTCGTTTCACCATCTAGTGTCTCCTCTCTGATGTGCTGCTTCGTGTCATGAGCCGTTTGGCCCTTCCGCAATGCGCGCGAGCTGTGTCCGCAGCGTCGCGACGTGGTTCAGCGCCGATCGTAGATACGCCTGCAGCGCGGGGTCGTACTGGCGCACCGTTACGGCCTGCGCGTCGATCAGCCGACTCTCGATCGCCGCCGCGTCGCGCTCGAGGAGCGCGAGCTGCTCGTCGGTTATGTGCTTCATCGACACTCCTTAATCGTCAGTGTCTACATCGAGCCGTTCGCGAACGGCCGTGAGCGCGCACGATTCACAGAGCCGTGTGCGATGTAGGAGTCCCGGAGTGGCCGTCGCATCCGCCCAGCGCGCACCGCAGTCAGGACAGGTGTTCCACGTCTCTTGGTTCGGCTGGTTCCACGGATGGCACGAGCAAAGGCAGTACTCCGATCGCTGCTCGCGATCCATCTCGCGATCCGGGTGCGTGTAGTGTCCGCAACGGAGGCAGATCACTTCTTGCCTTTCCGGAACGCGGGCTCGATGCCGCGCGCTTTCCGCGTCGCCGCCGCCTGCCGCGCACCGCGCCGGCGGATGCGCGCGTCGATGCTCGCGCAGTGCCGCAGAATCGCCGCCATGACCTCCGGCGGCAGCATCGTGCGAAACGGCGCCGCCTCGCTCGAACGCTGTAGGAAGACTGTCGTCAGGCCGTCCGCGCGGAACGTCTCGACGATCCAGCTCTCCCCGTTGCCGTAGAAGTCCCGCAGATGCACGGTTGAGCCCGAGCCGAGCGCCGCCGGGCTGTCGCCTAACTCGCGCCGCCGCCGACTGAATAGGTCAGTCGGGATCTTCGCTTCCTCCATGTGACTCTCCCTGGCGGGCCTACGCCCGCCGCTTCGTCCGGGCCCGATTGAACAGGGCCGCCTCGTTTACGATCTTGTTGATGGGCCACTTAATCGACACGCCGACTGCCGTGTCCCGCCGCGCGAGCCGGTCCTGCTCCGCGAGCCACGCGCGCGAAACCGGCGCGATCTGCCGTACGTGCGGGCGCCGGCGCCACAGATAGACGCCGGCGAAGACGGCCTCCGCGATCGCGAGAAGCCTCACGCGCGGCGCTCCTCGTCGCGGTATGCCGCCTCCTGGCAATCCGACCCGCCGCACGTCACGGAATAGCCGGCCGGGCGCGGCCGACCGCAGTAGCGGCAGACGCCGTTGTTGACGGAGTCCTGCCAGTGCAGCATCCGCTGCTCGCAGACGCCCTGCAGCGCGATACACGCATCGCGCAGGTTGACCAGGTCGTGCCACGGCAGGTTCGCAAGGACCTCGTCGCGCGCGTCCGCCGGCGAGACGGCGCCGGTGTCCGTCCGCGTCTTCACGTCCGCGACGAAGTCCATGATCCGAACGAACGGTCCGAACATGCTCGTCATCCTTTCACCGGGGAGCCGGCCGGCGCCGCGGGGTCCCGCCCGCGCGCGCCGGTCTACCTGCCGATCATACACGAGCCCTGTATTGTTGTCAACAACTCACGCGCCGATAGTGATTGCCGCGAATGTGCTCCAGGACGTTCCCTGTGATCTGTCGGTGGCAGCAGACGCACGCATGCGTCTTATGCTTCGCGAGCGCCGAGTCGCCGCGCCCGCGGAGCCCCCAGCCGCCGATATGGTGATGCACCTCGAACGCTCGACGCTTGCACCTCACGCGGCCGACCGTGACCTCACAGCGCCCCTTCGAGCGCCGCTTGACCTTGCGGCTCTCCGCCGCGTCGCGTGCCTCGTCGGCTCTGCGCTTCTCGTCGCGCGCGAGCTGCTGCGGCTTGCCCTTCCAATGCGGCCCGGTCCACGTCTGCGGGAAGGTCATGACTGCGGCGCTCCACCGGCCGCGAGCTGGCGCAGCAGCGCCTTGATGCCCTGATTGCAGTCGTGTTCGGTCGGCCAGGTCGCATAAGACTCAGCGACGCTCACGGAGTGATGATCATCATTCACGACGATGAACCACCGCCAGCGCGTGCCCTGGTCGCTGATCTCGACGGGCCGCGCCAGGAAGAACGCGCGGACCGGCACTTTCGGTTTCTTCGCCATGTCTCAGCTCCCGCAGCACGTCCGGATGATCCGCCGCGCCTCGTCGAAGTCGCGCCGGTGGGTGTGTTCCTCGAGCTTGAATTTCCCGTTGTCCTTCAGGTAGAGGCAGAGCCGCTGCAGCATCTCCGGCGGCAGGTCGGTCTCCGGCGAGGCGAGCATCGCCTGCAGCGCGGTCTGGATTTGGTGACTCTTCTCGACGGCGCCGCTCTTGATCTCGAGGACACCTTTCACGCGGCGCACAATCACGACGCGATCGGGCCGCCCACCGAAGCGATAGACCGGATGGATGAGCGGCTCCTCGACGGCCAGAATCTCCGGCTGAAGGATCTGCAGTGCCTTCACGTGCCCGAGCAGATAGCCGCGGAACTTCGAGACGCAGCTCTTGACGTCGAGCGCGCCCAGGTCGTAGTCAGCCGTCAGCCGATGCACCGCTTGACCGCGCGCGCTCGATTCCTCCGTGAACCAGGTGTCGTCGATCCAGCCCGTGCGCTCGAGCATGCCGGTAATGTGAGGGAGAACGGCGCCCGTCGCGAGGTCGATGTACTCGTGATTGATGCCGTCGAAGCGAAAGACGGGCGTCGGCCCCTTCACATGAGCCTCCGCGGGATCTGGAAGATACGCTCCGCCTGGTCCAGATCGCGCCGCTCGAGAAACGCGCAGGAGGCCTTGACCAGCTCCGCGCGCAGCCCTTCCGGGTACAGCTCGAGCAGTATGCGCGCGACCCGCATCAGCGCGCCGCAGACGATCGCCGCCTCCGTGTTGGTCCGATACGGCAGGATCGCCTTCTCGATAACGCTCTGGATGAAATTCATCTGGTCGAGTTCCGCGCGCGTCGGCTCACTTCGCTCCGCCATATTTAGCCTCCCTTTTCCGGCAGCCGGCCAGGCGATTCGATCGACGCGCAGACGAACTCATACTCGCGCCGTGTGACCTGCTTCGTCGAGGTCCAGCCGAACCGCCGATCGAGCCAGCCACGGATCTCCTCTTCCGAGCGCCCGGAATTGCGGCTGATCGCCCACAGCCGCTTACGCTGCTTGTCGCTGATGACGTCGCCGCGCGTCACGTCGTGACCAGCCGGCGCAGCCGGTCCCTGGCGTCTCGGTGGCTCGTAGCGCGGGGGTTCTGGCCGCTGTGCCGGCTCGACGTCGTCGCGCGCGACGCGTCGATCGGTCGCGAGCCCAATCTCGCCGACGAGCAGCGCAGCGTCCCGCCGGCGCCACATCACGCGCTGCCGGCCGTCGCGTCCTTCGACGATCACGCGGACCCCGTACTCCGCGATGAACCGATCCAGCCAGGGCCGCTCCCACAGCTCGAGGCCGACGCCGAGCCGCTTCGCGCAGCGGCGCAGAGCGGAGGCGACGGTAGACTCGAGCGCGTCGCCGTAGCTCTGATCCCGGTTCGTCTCGAAGTACTCCTGCTCGCCCATCGCGAACGCGACCGGCTGCCGATGCACATGCAACACATAGGGGCAGACGACGCTGTTTCCGCTCTTCATCGGTTTACTGACCGGGACGAGCGCCCAGCCCGTTCGACCGAACGCGCGATTGAACCAGCGCGTGTATGACGGGTGCGAGAGATAGGGTTGCCCGGTCGGTTTGATCAGGACCTCCGCGACCTTCACCGGCTCGCTGAGGATCGCCTCTTCCTTCGGTGTCAGTTTCAGCTCGACGAGCCCCAGCTCGCCGAGCGCGAGATCGTCGGCGACGCGCCGCTCGATCGCCGCCTCGCCGTTGCCGCGCTCGAGCACACCGGTCCGGATCGCCGCGGCGGTCTCGCGGATGACATGCTGCGCGCGGACGAGCGCCGTCGATTGCTTCGCCGCGCGAGACGCCCGCCGGCGCCGCGGCCGTTTCTTTTTCATCGGAGTCGCTTTCTGGTAGGATGGAGTCGCTTCGTCGTTTCCATCCTCCCGCTGCCGGCCGGCGCGCCTTGCCCGCGCGCCGGCCGGTTGTGTTTCTACGCCCGTATTTCTCGCGCGCGCTGCGTGCTGAGATAGCGCCGCGTGTCTGGTTCGCCGCGCGCCATGAACTCGATCGTGTCCGCATCGGAGACGACGGCCGCGAAGCGGCCCATCTCCTCCATATAGATTCGTGCCAGCCGCGCGCGCTGCCGCTCGAACCGTAACGCCCCGATCTTCGTGATCACACCCTGGTAGCGCACGCCGTTTTCCTTGCCGCGGAAGATCGACGCACGCCCCAGGCGGCGGGGAGCCGTTGTCTGTCTGCCCATTGTTGCCAACAATATCACACGTTCGGCCGGCAGGTCTGGTTGACCTTCAACCGGCGAACCTTGTAGCAGCTCCGGCAAACCGGCGCGCCGCAGCCAGGACACGCCTCTTTATCCTCAAAGAGCGTGCTGACCTCGACGCCGCAATGCGCGCACTCGAAGCCCGGGTCGGGCCGCTCGCTGGCCTTGATCCGCGCGACGGCCGCCTCGATTCGAGCTTCCTCTTCTGCTGTGAAGGCCATCAGTCCCGCCCGTCCGACGTGCCGGGCGCCACCTTCGGGCCCTCGAGCTGCGCGATGACGCCGCGTAGGACGTCCACCTTGCACGACACGCAGAGGTCAGGCTCGTCGCCATCGCGATACGGCTGATTGATAGCGGTCGCGACGTAGAGGGTCTCCTCGCGCGGCGGCTCGACCGAGCCATCACCCTTCCAGCCGGCGACCTGGATCTCGAGCGCGACCTTCGCGCCCGACCTGGCACACGGCGCGCCGCAGCGATCGCACGTGTGATTGGTCATGCTGCTCTCCCGCCGTCGTCCGGCAGCGGCCACCGCTTCACCCAGCGGCCGGTCCCAGGGTCCTTCACCCATTGCTCTGTCCAGGAGCCACGCCACAGGGCCCGTGCCGCGTTCATCAGGTGCAGCGGCGCGCCCAGCGACCAGCCGTCTTCGCGCACGAAGATGACCTCCGGCTCGACGCCGTCGTCGCGCTTCGCCCGCTCCGGGGACTTCGCCAACCCCTCCGCGTCGATCAGGACGCGCGTCGGCGAGAACGTCGCGCGCTCGCGCTGATCGGACTCGTACGACGCCGTTCCGCAGTCTTCGCACGTCGCGCCGATCCAGCCCGTGCCTCCGCAATTCGGACAGGGCCCGGTCATCTTCGCCGCCTGGTACTTGCCCTTGATGTTCCGCGCGAAGAACGATCCGAGCGACGGCGCCATCCGGAACTCCGTGTAGAGCCCATCCGGCAGTCCGGCGTAGTGAAAGATGGCGCCGCTTGATCGGAACTCGACGGCGAGGATGCGTCGGACCGGGTCGTACCCGACCGCCGCTAGGTTGCTCGAGACGACCGCCTCGAGCGGGATGCGCAGGGCTTCCGCTGCTTCGCTTGCCATTGTGACCTCCGATCGGGAGGGTAGCAGGGGAAGGGAATTGTTGTCAAGAACTAGGGGGTCTCCGGACATCAGCCTCGCAAGCCGGGGCAGGCTGCGTTCCCAGCGGCCGACTCCGGAGAGCACCCCTCGAGTCTTACGATAGCACTTGCGGCACGGTTGTCGCCGACGTCGTGACCGCCACCTTATGACCCTCCGCGATGAACTGCTCGAGATGGGCCTCGCTCGTGCGCTGCGGCAACGCAAGCGCACCGAGAAGCTTCTGCCGGCTGGTGTACTTCTGATAGACCGACCAGGCCGCGGCTAGGACGACCGCCGACGTCGCCGTCACGTAGCGCGTCGCATCTTCCGGAGAAAAGATCCCCGCGTTCACGGCGTACCCGGCGAGCGCCGCCAGCGCCGTACGGATAACGGACCCGACGACTTCGCGCACGAATGGATTCATGGCTCTCTCCACCTATTCCGGCGTCAACCGGATTGCGAATCCGAAGAGACGACCGACGTACGCGGGGAACTTCACGGCGGCCGGAGGCGGCGGTTCAGGCGTCGGCCTGGTCCTGATCTCGGTTCTGATCTCGCTCAGCTCACGCTGGACGCGATCGAGTTGCGCTCGCATGCCCGCGAGGTCGCTGCCGATCATCGCGAGCAAGTCGCGCAGCCATTCGTCCGTTGGTGGCGGAGGCGGCGGAGGAGCCGTTCCGACGTGGATGAAGACGGCGCCGGCCGGCTCCGGGTACGGTTTCAGATCGAAGGTCAATCCGTTCGCACCGCCAGAGTCAATCAACACATCGACCAGGAGCGGCTGCTGGTTCGGAATGTCCCAGGCGAGAATATCTTTGCTGATGTCGTTCGGGTTGCCGCGCTTCCCGTTGAGTCCCCACGGATAGCCGAGTCGTTCGGCGACGGTGCGCACAAAGGGCAGCGGCTCTTTCCCCGCGCCGAAGCCCGTTTCATTTTTGACGGTGCGGAGCATCGCTTCCGCGCGCGCACGTTCCTGGTCTGAAATGGATGGCATCTAGGCACGCCCTTCATGCGTGAGTGAGTAGTGATTGCCGTCCGGTTTCGGCCGGCCCTGTGAGTCTTTGAACCGTCCGCCCCACCGACACAGCTCGTGCAGGTTCTCCCACCAGACGCCGAGCGGCCGGTGCGCCTCCGACGATCGAAGCCAGCGGCCATCTTTGAAGAGGTTGAGGTCGATCGCGAGCCGATCGGTGTGAAGCGAGGCCTTGATGCCGGCGCCGGTCTTCGCGAGGCGCGCGGCTTCCTCCGGCGACCGGTACGCCTCTCCGAGCGTGACCTCGTAGCCCTGGACGCCGGCGTGGATAATGAGCTGGGCGACCAGCTCCGCGAAGAGCGATTGTTTCTCGCGCAGCGTCATCGAATCATCGCCTGGAGTCGCCACTGACGCATGCGCGCCGCTCGTCGTTCGTCTGCGCGCCGTTGAGACAAATCTGCCGTAGCAGGCGAAGCTGCAGCCATTGAACCTCGAGCTGCTCTTGATGCTCTCGCGTGATCTGCGTCGCGACGCGCTCGATGACTTCCTCGCGCTGCCGGTTGATGCTCGCGACCGTGCGGTCTCCGCGCTCCTCGACGAAGACGTAGAGGAGCGCCAGGACCATCAGGCCGGGGATGCCGACCGCCCCGACCGCTTTGACTTGCCACGGAAGCTCGTGTCCGCGTCCCCGCGCGGGTGTCTCGTCGTTGGCCGTCAGACTCACCGCCGCGCTCCTTTTGAACATAGTCCAAGGACACGCCCGGCCATCGTAGCACGGCCGGGCTGGACGCTACGTGAGGACTTCCTCGTCGCCGTCGATCGTCAGCACCAGCACGTTGTTGGTGCCGGACAGCCCCGCGATGATCTCCGCGGCCTCGAGCACGTAATAGCAGAAGTGATCGAGCACCGCGTTCGCCGCGATGCTGAAGGCATCGAAGATCCGGACGGCCGCCGCGTCGGCGCCGATCGAGAGCGTCAATGTGACCGCGCCGCCGGACGGGTTCGAGACGTGGATATGCCGCACGATCCCGCGCCGGTTCGCCGGGACGGTGTACTTCGTCGCCGCCACGTTCGAGACCTGCGCCGGCCCGTGCATCCGTTTCGCGATGCGTCCTGCCATGTCGTTCTCCTTTAGTTCGCCGCGCGCGCGGCAAAGAGCATCACCCGATCGGCGGGATCAAAGACGACCCCGTTCAGACTGCTCTGCGCCGCCTTGGCTCCATCAACGACCGCAGTGTTCGTCTGCGGGGACGACTGCGCGAAGTCGGCATCGACCTCGCCGCCAGCCTCGAATCCGTCCGATGTCGTCGAGACAAAGACGATTTTCGGTGTGCCGCCGATGACGACGACGTTGCTTACCAGGACGAGCAGATCCGGCATTGTCGTTTCCTTTCATCCGATCTTCTGGAGTTCGAGCATAGTGTCGGCCATCACCTGCGTGGAGTTCGCCGTTTCGGACGCGTGCTTGAACTCCAAGTTTCCCGAGACCGTGACGACGACCATGCCTTCAACGATCGCCAGCATGTCGGCGTTGATCGTGTCCACGCCGGCGGACGCGGTCGTCGCCGTGTTCTTCGCGCGTTCCGACTTTCCTTCGACCAATTGCCCGACGTTCACTGCGGAGACCTGATCGCCCACGCCTGTCGCTGCCGCTCCGCCGGTCGAGACCATCCACCACGACAACACGAACGCGCCGGCCGTCCCGGTGTGATTGACCGCGAACTTAACGCCCGTCGTCGTGACACTGGACTGATACCTCACAGTGTAGCGGAAACGCCACGTGCCGGCCCCGACGCCCGTCGTCGTCATGACAGTGGCGAGCGTCGTCGTCGCGTTCGCCGGCGCGTTCGCCGACAGCTTCTGCCAGGTGATATCCGCGCCGGCGGCGCCACTCGAGCCGTTGATGCGCGTCAGACCCGCGCCGCTGCCGGCACCCCCCGCCGGACCCGGCGGCCCAGGAATGAGGTACGGGAACTCCGGCTCCTCCGCGTCGAGTCCCGGAGGCCCAGGTATCCCCGCGGGTCCGGCTGGACCGGCCGCTCCGGCGGCCCCAGCGGGTCCAGGAGCGCCGGGGAACCCCTCCGGGCCGGCTTCCCCTTCCGGGCCGTCCAAACCCGGCGGGCCGGTCAATCCTGCCGGCCCTGGCGTGCCTGTAGGGCCGATCGGGCCCGCCGGACCCTGCGGGCCCAGGTCCCCGGGGAAGCCGTCCTCCCCGTCGAGCCCTGGCGGCCCAGGGGTCGTGCTGGCGGCTCCCTGCGGCCCGGCGGCGCCCGCCGCGCCAGCCGGACCGGGCGGACCAGGCTCGCCAGGCTCGCCGTCGATCCCGTCCACGCCAGGCAGCCCGATCCCGCCCTGCGGACCAACCGGCTGCGGCGCGCCGAGCCCGTCCTGCCGGCGGCCCGGTTGCTCCTGGCGATTGACGCGGGTCGCTTTGTCGCGCGCCATCTATCGCTCGCGCGGCGGACCGGCGACGACCGCAGTCGGTCTCGACGTCCGGCCCTCCGCGATCGCCGCGACGCCGGTCGTCGTCCGCTCGACTTGCGTCGCCGGGTAGTGGAAGATGACGCCGGCGACCGAGTTCAAGGCACGCCAGAAGGCCTCGTCGAGTTCGCCCTGCTGGATCTGCTGCCCGAGTCGCGAGAGCGCCGCAAACGCCCGCGCGCCGGCGGGCCCTTCGTACCCGTAGTAGCCCTGCAGGGCGCCCGAGACTTCACGCAGGCCGAGCATCGTCCCGGCGATATAGGAAAGCTGCTCGAGGATCAGACGCTTTGCGAACTCGTCTTCGTCGTCCTTCCTCCGCGGCCGGAGCGACTCGCGCAGGAGCAACCCCAGCGTCGCCGGCACGATGAAGAGCATCAGGTAGTCGGAAGCCAGCCGGCCGACTTCGGCCGGGTTTTTGATCCGCGTGCGCCGGCGCGATTCGACGGCTTGGTTGTACACGACGTTGAAGTAGCTGTAGAAATTCGTCCACAGCCGCATCATCGGCCCGCCGCGTTGCACTTGCGCGAGGTCCTTGATTTGGCCGCCACCCTGCGAGTCGAGCACCGCCTGGTCGGCGAGCGCGACGGCGCGATCCTCCAGCTCGCCACCGGCCATCGCCTTCTCATACGCGCCGAGCCAGGTCGGGACGTCGGCGATCCGCTGCATCTGTTGAATCATCCAGAAGTACGAGTCGGTGATGCCCTGCTTTGTGACCGTATCGAACGTCGTCTTGCGGAGCGCCTGTTCGACCCAGCCGGTGAACCGCCCGGTCTCGACGCCGACCTGATTCCGGATTTCGTTGATCTCGCGCTGCTGCGTGCGTCCGCGGGCGCGCATGAACGCGCTCTTCTCCGTGATCCAGTGGACGGTCTCGACCATCGTGAACGGATTGCGGAGCCACCGCGCGAGGCCCTTCGCGACCCACGTCGGGCCGATGCGCACCATCGAGTTCGACAGCCCGATCGGCTGCAGGAAGGCGACGGCGAGGTTCCAGCCGAGCCCGGCGATCGTCGCACCCATGCGCACGTGATTGATCGCGCGCTCGAACCCATTGACCGCCGGCACGTCGCCGAAGGCCACGTCGCGGATGCTGCCGCGGATTTGCTTGTAGACCAGATCGCCCTGCGTCTCGAGGATCGCCTGCTGTACGTCGCTGTGCGCCAGTACCCGCCCGACGTCGATCAGCGTCTCGTGATGGGTGAGGTCGTGGATGACCTGCGCGACGTGCTCGAACATCACCCCGAAGTCGAGCCGGACGGGCAGCTTCACGCGCGCGATGCGTTCCTTCGTGTGGCCGCGCCGCGTCGTCGCCTGCGTATAGGCGGCCTGGCGCGCGAGGTTTGCCGCTTCGAGATCGAGCGCCGCGATCGCTCGCGCCGAGAGCCGGTCGTCGTACTTGAGCGGGAAGTAGCCGCCTTTGATGGTGCCGGCCGACGCGGCGATCGGTGTGGCCTCGACCTTCTCCGGGGCGACGCCGTACACGCGCTCCTGCTTGGCCTTGATGTCCGGCCAATACGAGTCGAGGAAGTCGAAGACGCCCTGCACGAAATCGAGGTCCGCCGCCGTCAGCGTGTCGAGGATCGCCTGCACCTGTTGGTCGCTCCAGCCTTCGGCCCGCCGCACGCGATCACGGTTGCCGTCGTTCCCCCAATTGAGCGCGACCATGAGGCGCTCCATGCGCGACAGCGATCGCCCCACGGCCGGAATAGCTATTCGGGTATATAGCGCCTGTTTTTGTTTCCCAGGGAAGGCGCGCTCGACGAGCTGCGCAAAGCGGCGCGTCGCGTCCGCGTTCAGCTCCGCCTCCCGCGCGCCGGCCTCGTTGAGCGGGCGCATAATCGCCTCCCAGGCCGGCCCGCCATCGACGAACCCATCCAGCTCCCGGAGCATCGACGCGAGCTTGCGATGGCCGGCGAAGAAGTCGGAGACGGCGCGGCGGCGCTCGTCAGACGGCCGCCGGTCGCGCGCGGCGGCCCGCGGCGCGCGGCGCGCGTGCTCCCGGATGGAGTCGGCGATCCCGCCGGCGACCTGGTCCAGCTCGCGCTGTTCGGCCCGCCGCAAGAGGCGACTCTTCAAGCGCGCCAGATGCACGATCTGCGCGAGGCCATCGGTGACGCCGATCAGCTCCTCGACGGTCAGCTCCGCGTAGTTTGTACGCCGCGTCTCCTCGAGCAGCTCCTCCGGTAGATCCACCGGCAGGCCTTCGCCCTCGAGCGCAGCGACGAACTTGCGGAGCGACGCGCGGCGGTCGAGCACCTTCTGGCTGACCGGCGCGAACTCGTACCGATCGAGGATGCCATCGACCTGGTCGAGATACGCCTCGCCGGCGAGCCCCAGCCGCGCGCGGGCTGGCGGCTTGCCCAGGTCCTTCGCGCGGCGCACGCGCTGATCGACGTCATCGACCGTACGCGCCGCCTCACGGTAGAGCGCCAGGTTCAGCAGCTCTTCTTGTTTCTTCACGATGGCGCGATCGAAGTCCTGGCGCGCCGCCGCTTCAATTGCCTGCTGCGCCGCCCGCCGCGAGGCCGACCAAAAGACTTGCGGTCGCAGATCGCGGACCTTCGTGCGCGCGACGCGCGCCCGCGCCGCCTCGCGCAGCACCGCGGCCGGCGGAATGCCCGCGCGGATGACGGCCGGACCGCCGCGGCCCTTCCGCTCGAGCGCGCGCGTTTCGGCCTCCGCCGCGGCCGTCTCGGCGCGCGCGGCTTCCACGGCGGCCCGACCTTCCTCACGCGCCGCGCGGACGAATGGTCGCACCTGGCGCCACAGCCGCCCGAGCGCGCGCAGCTCTGCGCGGATGACCAGCTCGCGATCTTCGTTCGACAGCGCGGTCTGCGCCTTTTCCTGAAGCGTGCCGTCGAGCAAGAGCGAACCGTGCTCTGCGAGCATCCGGCGTTCCGTCTCCGCCTGGATCGCCGCCTTCATCGCGGGCGCCTGCTCGATCGCGGCGAGCAGCTCGTCGCCGCTCGAGAACCCGAAGGCCGCGGCGACCGTGTCCGGGTCGAGCCCATCATTCCGCCGATAGATGTAGGGTTTCGGCAATCGCTTCAGCCGGCCTTCACCGTAGCGTTCGACGAGCATCCGGCGCGACAGCTTCATCGGCTCCGCCTCGAGGATGCCCTCGACGAGCGGGCTGCCGTCCGGTTGCGTGCCGCGTTGCATCGCCGCGAGCGCGCGATAGACCGGCTGCTGCTGGATCTCCTGGGTGACTTCGGTCTCGATCGCCGCGCGGCTCTCCTTCCACTGCGCCGTCTGCTCGCGCTGCACTTCGGCCAGAATCCGGCGATCGACCTGTTCGCGCGCCGATCGCGACGCCTCCGCAATCTTCGCGCGGTACAGGTCGAACTCGGCCGCCGACATGCCCGCGGACTCCGCGGTCGTGAACATCGCTTCGACACGGCCCGCAGCTTCCGCCTCGAGGATCGCCTGGTCGCTCGCCAGCATGCGATCGAACACCTTGCGAACCTCGTCGGTGAGCTGCACGTTCAAGCCGCGCAGCGTCCGGTAGATGCCGAGCAGCCAAGCGCGGAAACGCGCGAAGGCTTCGCGTAGCTCGAGCGACGGCGCCTTGCCTTCCATCAGGTAGGCCTCGAACCCGCGCGCGAATTGTTCATGCTGCTCAAGCGTGACGTCGTCGCGCGATGCGACGCCCATCCACTTCAGCAGCGCGTTGTAGTCGGCGAGCAGGGCCTTCTGCGGCGCCGTGACCTGCTCCGGCGGGAGCGCGATCAGTTTGTCGGCCAGATCGCCGAAGACTTCAAGGAAGAAGTGCGCGCCCTCATGGAGAAACGTAGACAGATCCGCACGCTCGAGCAGGTTGATCGTCATCTGCCGATTCGGGCCCCAGCGAATCGAGCCGCGCTTGTCGCCCTGGAAGAGCACATCGCGCCCCTCCGCGGCGAGCGCCGTCCTGAGCGCGTTGAGCGTCGCGTCGCGGCTCTCCGGGACGGCCGGGTCGTATTCGGCGACGCGCACCCCGGCCTGCGCGAGAATCGCCCGCGTCTCCTCGTCGGCGGTCGTCGGGATCACGGCGCCGGCGAACTCGTCGATGCCCACCGCGCGCTGCGGCTTCGACTCGAAGTACGGCACGGGCGCCTCGAGGAACGCCTTGCCGGCTTCGACCCCCTGCTGAACAACGGCGGACGGCACGTTGACGAATCCCTCGCGCACGAGCGCGGCGCGCAGGTTCTTTGCCGTCTGCCCCTTGCCCGCCCACTTGGCGAGCGCGCGCATGGAGGCGTCGAGCGCGTGCCACGTATCGAGCTGGCCGCGCCAGTCGGTCAGCGTCGAGTACTCGAGGACGGCGTCGCGCCAGGCCTCGAGCAGTTTCTTCGCGTGCTCGCGGGCCTCGTCGATCTCCTGCTCCGGCCGGATCTGATACGCGGCGTTGCGCATCCATTCGATATCCGTGAAGCGCGTCGCCGCGTACGCCCGCGCCGCGCCTTCGCCGAAGGTGAGCGTCTTCTCGACCGCCTTCACCCGGCGCCCGCCGGTCATGTGCTCGACGATATTGGCGAGCGTATACGGGACCTTCCGGCGATTCACCGTGAGCTGCGGCGGCGGATGGATGCGCAGGACCTGGTCGTCGATCCACGCCTGGAACGCCGCTTCCTTGCCCCGGAGCGCCTCCTCGAGCGCCTCGCGCGTCTCGGTGAAGCTGACGTCCTTCCGGCCGATCGCTTGGATGCTCCGCTCGAGCCGCAGCGTCCAGCCGAAGGGCGGGAGTCCGTCGTCCTCGATCCAGTTCTCGACGCCGCGCCGGCGGATGTGATCTGCCAGATCGGCATCGGTCTCTTCGACCGATGCGGCATGCTCAGCGATCGCGGCCCGGATCGCGTCGGCGAGCTTCGTGCGGTACGCGGTATCGGCATGGTCGTGCCGGGCCAGATGCTCGATCCCACCCGTCGCCTCGAGGAACGCCTGGAAGGCCGGCTGCGCGACGAACGGGACCTCCATGTTCGCGTCGCGCAGGATCGGCTCGAGCGTGATGCCCTGCTCCTCGAGGAAGAGCGCCATCGCTGCCGGCGAGCGCCGCAGGAGGCGAATCGACTCGGCCGGATCGGGTCGATTGATGGCGCGGTCCCACAACTGATCGACGAGGCCGGCCTCGTCAAACTTCTGCGCGAGCCGGCGGAACCGATTGACGAGCGCCTGCGCGTCTTTCGTTTTCGCCTTCCCGTACTCCGGTTTGGGAAACGTCGCCGAGTAGATGTCCGCGTCGAAGACCGGCTGGCGCGCCGGGTCCCCGAGCGCGCTCGTGCCGATGAGCGTGACGTCGCCGTAGCCTTTGAGCGCCGGCGTCCCTTCCGGCAGGACCGCGATCGACGGCACGGCGATCCCGCCCATCCGTGCGGCGAACTTCAGATTGTCCGCCGAGAGCTGATGGATCGCGGAGAGTCGCGGCGCACCCGGCTGGTCGTACTGGACGATCTCGACCAGCGAGTCGTCGAAGACGACGAAGTTATACGATCCCTCCGCCGCGCCGCCGCGCGAGAACGCATCCAGATAGCGCAAGCCGGCGACGCCCTGCTCGAGCAGGAGCTTCGACGCCATCTCTTGCGCCTTGCCCCAGGACGGCGGATAGTACACGACCCCGCCGCCGAACTCGGTGCGGTGCCGCTCGAGCGCGAGCTGCTGCAGGTCCCGATAGACCGTCTCGCCGGTCCGGTGCGGCGTCGTCTCGAGGTCGGCCCAGCCGGTGATGCTGCCGCCCCAGCGCGCCCACCAGGTCCGGAAGCCCTGATCGTCGCCGTTCTTTGCCAGCAGGTAGCCCTCGCGGAAGGTCTCCCTGGTGCCGATGTCTTCCTGCGCCGCCTCGAGCACGTGCGGTTCATTGAACAGCTCGAGCGCCTCCTCGAGCGTCGGATACTGCAAATCGGTGATCTGGATGCCGAGCGTCGTCAGCGCGCGCTTCACCTTCTCCGGCTGCTCGCTGAGCGGTTTGTCCCAATCGAGGAAGTCTTCGTTGCCGGGGATCTCGACGGTATAGGTGCGGCCGGGCCGCTCCGCCGGGATGACCTCGAGCTTGTCGCCGAAGAGATCGAGCGCCCGGAGCGCGGCGCGCCAGGTGTCCATGTCGTACTGATCGCGCGCCAGATCGCCGCTAAAGGTCTCGCCCTTCGCGTGCGTCTGCTCGAGATTGGCGATCGACTTGGTCAGATCCTCGCGGATGCGCGCCAGGCCTTCCTTCCCTGGCTTGACCCAATGCGTGCGCGCATCAACCTCGAGCAATCCCCGCTGCAGGTCCCGGTCCTGCGGCGTCGTCGTCGGCAATCCCTGCGCGTCCGTCGCGACGAAGTACAGTCCGATGTCCCGCTCGAAGAGATACACGCCATCGTAGGTAAGCCGCTTCGGGTGCTGCGGCCCGGCCAGCTTCGAGCGATACCAGTCGGCGACGCTGCGCTGCGAGGCGAAGTAGAGGCCCCAACCGTAGGCCTGCGCACCTTCGCCGCTCCCGATCGCGTTGAGCGTGAAGCGATCGAACCGATGCGGCGATCCGTGGAAGGCCGGCTGAAACAGTGTCGTCTGCTTGCCTTTGACCTTGGCGGCCTCCGGCGTGAGCGCGAACGGCGCCTCGAACTCGGGCGTCGGCACTTCCGCTTCGCGCACCGCGCCCACTTCGCCGGGCAGCCGTGCCTGCACTTCGCCAGTCTCGAGCACGTCGGCCGCCGGCGTCGGCTCCGGCAGCTCGAGCAAGTCATCGAAAAGCGACTGCCCGAACTCCTCGATCTCGCCCTCTGTGGGTTCGACGGCCGGCGCTTCGGCCGCCGGCTCCGTCCACCACAGTTCCCCCGGGCGGACGTTCAGGAAGGCGTTCAGCACATCCATCGCCGCCGGCGACGCCGGCCCGGGCACGGCGAGCCCCTGGTTCTCGTAGTGGCCTTTGATGACCGCGTCCTCGAGGTCGGCCAGGAGCAGGTTCAGATCGGTGTACTTCGTCCACCGACCGGACGGGTCGGCCTCGAGCGACTCGCGAATCGAGTCGAGCGATCGACCGCCCTGGCCTTTGCCCAGGATGACGCCCGGCGCACCCTTGATGCCGGCGCGCAGCCGCGGCATGAACTTGCCGGCGCGTCGGCCGCGGGTGATGACGCCCTGGCCGGCCTGCAGCGACTCGAGCAGCCAGGCGACTTCGCCGGAGTAGCCGCCCATGCCCTTCGTCTCAGCGTCCAGGCCGATGCCGCCGGCTTTGGACACGGCGACGAGCAGCTCGCGCCAGCTCTGATCGTTTGCGAAGGATTCGAGGTCGCCGGCGATCTCTTGCGCGTGCGCGAGGCGCTCGAGGAAGCGCGCGGCTAGGACGTCGTCGTCGCCGGTGAAGCCGTTGCGGCGGGCGTCGTCGAGGAGCTGGTCGAAGTACTCGCGGGTTTCCGCGGGAACGAGCTGACGTTCGCCGCCTCGAGGACGCGCGATCGCGCCTGCTGGAGCGACAGCCCCGACGCCAACAGGCGCCAGAGGTTCCGCAACATCACGGCGTAGCTCGCCCCCTGGAGCAACGGCGGGTCCAGCTTCTTGGACTTTGCCGCCCCGGTCTTCGAGGATGCGGAAGCCGGTTGGTCCTTGGACGCCATAGGTCTCTCCCTGCCGCGGCTGATAGTCTACTGCTTCCGGTCCGACGAGTATGCGGCGCCGCCCCGTCCGGTCGAACACGACGAACTGCTCGCCGCGCGCCTGCATGCCTTGCTGCCGACGCTGCGCCTCGAGCGAGGCCGCCGATTCTAGGCTGCCGCCGATCTCGATTGCGCCTGGTTCGACGGCCTCGAGCGTCGCCGTGCCGGCGGAGGCCGCCAGGTCAGCGAAGCCGGGGATCTGCGCCAGGTCCTCGAGTCCAGGCTGGACAGCAGCCGGAGCGGGGATCGCCCCGGCTGCCGTAAGCGCCGGCTCTCGGACTGCACCCGCCGGCGGTGGTCCTTCCGCGAGCGATGGGCGCTCGACCGTCAGGCCGTACTCCGCGTAGAGCGCCGCCGGGTCGAGGCCGGCGCGCGCGGCGAGGCTGCCGATCGACGACTCGAAGAGCGCCGCGTAGGTCTCGGCCGTCTCGCGAGGCACGCCGGCGCCTTCGAGCTGCGCGAGGACCTGGTCTCGCACTTCCGCGCTGCGGCTCACGCCAGGCGCCGCCGCCTCCGTCATCGCGGCCGTGAGCTGCTCCTGAAACGCCTTGCCTTCGCGCGCGTTCATCTCGTCGGGCCCGAGCCGAAGTTCCTGAGCGAAAAAGGCGTGATGCTCCGTGCCGGCGAGCTTCACGGCGTAGCGCGCGGTCGGGATCTGCAGATCCTCGCCGGTGCGGATCGCCGTCTCGTACGCGTCGGGATCGCCGGTCAGCTCCGAGGCGACGTCGCGCGGGTCCAGCCCCTTGTCCTGCCAGTACTGCGCGAACGTCTCGACCGGCGCGTACACGGTCGCGACCGGGCCGTCTTTCGTCGCCTGCTCGAGAAACTGCTGCGCCGCCGCCGGCATCCGCTGGATCGTTTGCGATTGACTGACGCCCTCGCCGAGCGCGACGAAGAAGGCCTCCGCCTGTTGCGCGCGTTGCGCCCGGCGCGCGTTCGCTGCCGCGGAGAGCGTCGGCCCCGGCGCGGCGACGAAGACGAAGCCCTGCGCCGCGGCGATCCCTTCCTGGACCAGATCGTCGAGGACGTCGGACGGCGTGCGGAGCTTGATGTCCTGGCCGGACGCGACCTTCCCCAGCTCGCCCGACATGATCGTGACGGCGCGTTGTGCGACTTCGACCGCGGTCTCGGCCGTCAGGACGCCAGCGTATTCCTTCATCGCCGACGCCAGTGCCGCCCGCACGGTCGGATTGCGGAGCGCCTCGCGGATCGCGCCGCGCGCGGCGACGCCCTTCAGCTTGTCGAGGCCAGGGATCGATCGGGCGAGGATGCCGAGCCCGACGACTTCCAGACCGGCATTAATGGCGCCCGCGGCAAACGCCGCGGCCTTCGCGACGGTCGGGTCGAGCGGCTTCCCCAGCTCGTCTTTGAAATCGAGGTACTCGTCATACGCGAGCCCAGCTTCCAGCTCGAATCCGAACTTGGCGCCGCCGATCGCTGCACCGACGCCCGCCCCGAATTTCGCGCCGGCGCCCGCGCCAGGCAGCGCGCCCGCGCCGGCGGTCGCCAGGCCGCCGCCGACGCCCCCGATGACGGCGCCGGTGGCCGCGCCGATCGCGGCCGGTGCCGCGGCGCTCTTGAAGCCGAAGAGCACGTTCGCGAGGAGCTGCGCGCCGCCTGTCACCGAGCTGCGGAACCAGCTATCCGCGGCACCGAGGCGACCGCCGTATTCCGCGTGAAACTTCTCGGCGTTGAGCTGGTCGCGTTCCGCTTGCGTGAGGTCGCGATAGAGCGACTGCGTTCGCAGGCCCGCGGCGCGCATCTGATGGACCGACTGCGCGAAGGCGCGCTGTGGCGCCGTGACGATCCACTCGAGCAGCCCGAGCTGCTCCATGTCGTCCTTGGCGAGCGCCGCATTGTGCGGGTCGGCCGTCCACTCAGCGAGCGCCGGCGTTTCCTTCTGCATCGCGGCGTACGGCGTGGTATCGACCTTGACCCGCTTCGACAGATCGTCGAAGTTCCGCTCGACGACTTCTGGCGCGAGGCCCGTCGCCATCGAGAGCTTCCGGACGTCGGCCGCGCGATCGGGCGTCGTCGTCGCGGCTTCGATCTGCGCGCGGCGCATCGCCCGCGTGCGCGCGTTGTCGAGGTCGTCGAGCGTCTCGAGGAAGGGATTCGGCGGGGCCGGCGCCTGCTGCTCGTCGAGCGCGTCGAGCGCCTCGTCGAAAACGTTGAAGGCCACTTAGCGGCGACTCCTGACGAGTGTCTCGAGGTAGAGGTCGAGCACGGCCGCATCAGACACCGGTCGATTCCGCGCGCGGAGCGCCTGTTCGATTTGCTCGCGCGTCGCCGTCGGGATGTCCGCCGCGGTGAGATTAAGCAGGCGCTTCTCCGTATTCAGGAACGGCTTGCCGCCGGGGAAGATGTTCCACCAGGAGCCGGGCACGGTCACGTTCTGCGCGAGCAGCGAGTCGATCTCCGACTGGATGTCGGTGTTCGTCGCTTTCTTCCCTCCGGCCTGCAGCAATTCGACGCGGCGATCGACCATGCGCCGAAGCTGCGCGATGGCTTTCCCCTGCGGCGTGTCCGGCTTCGCGTTCGGGTCGATCCCGTGGAGCGCGAGGGTGTCATCGACGAGCTGGACCTTCGTGCGAAACGGCGCCAGGTCCTTCTCGGTGGCGTTCCGATCGGCGTTTTTGATCGAGAGCTGCAGCCCGGCGAGCTGCTTGAACTCGACGTCGTCGAGCTTGTGCCGATAGTTCAGGAGGTTCTGCGAGGTGAAAATCTCCGGCGTGTCGGCCGCCTGCTGCATCAGCGCGTAGTAGGTCGGCAGGTCGGTCTGGATTGGCGTGCCGGCCGCCTTCTGCCGCGCGTACGAGAGCATGGCCGATCGCGTCGCCCCGCTGTAGCTCGCCCACTGGACCGGCTGGATTGCCGTCACGTCGCCCGTGCGGTCGATGACGTCGTAGCCTTGCCGCATCGAGGCTTCCGCCGCCTCGCGCTCTTCGCGCTCCGAGACGATGGCGTTGTGCTCGATCCGCTGCTCGACCAGGTCGCGGAGCCGGGCATCGTCGATCTGTCGCGCCTTCTCGCGCTGCTGGGTGAGCGTCCCGCCGGCGCGGATGATTTCGTCCGCGGCTTTCTGCGACTCGCTGCGCGCTGTGCCCTCGTCGAGCGCCTTCATGACGTTGTCGAGCTGTGTGCCCTCGATTTGGCCCTTCGTCGCCTCGAAGTACGCGGACGCCGCCTTGTCGTTCTCTTTGGCGAGGAGCTGACCGATGACGCCGACGTGAGTCTGTGAGGTCACGGCGCGGACCTGGGCCTCGATCATTTCCGGGCCCAGCCCGAGCGTCGGGCCGTTGGTGCGGATCGCCGTGACGGCCTTTTCCAGCTCGACTCGGACCATGCGCGGGTCGAGTGCATTCTGCATCGCCGCCTGGACGCTGTTCTCGACGTGCGACTTCAGCTCGCCGGCGCGAAACTCCTGCATCTCGCCGAAGACATGCCGGCGGACCTGCAGATCGATGCCCTGCCACTCCTGCGATCGCATCCGTTGAAACGCGGCCTTCTGATCGTCGTTGCCGAGCCCGGCCTCGAGATCGCCCGCGATCTTGTCGAACTCGTCGCGGATCTGCTCCGGCAGCGGCATCGCGTTCTCGCCCCTGATCGTCAAGGCGCCGCCATTCGGATCGTAGAGCCGCTGATTCTTCCAATCGGAGAGCGCGTTCGAGGCTTTCAGCAGCGCGGTCTGGTTCGCCTTGTCGCGCTCTTCTGCCTGGACGCGCGCGTAGAGCGAGACGCCCAGGCGGGCAACCTGCTCGCCGAATCCCGCGCGCGCCTCGAGCGTCTGCGCCTTGCCCGCTTCGCGCGTGGCCTCGAGGCGCCCGCGGGCCAGCTCCGCCGCGCCCCCTTCGGACTCAAACGTCGCTGCGGCGCGCCGGCGCACGCCAGGCAGCGCCGTGGGTGAGACCTGCCGCTCGAGCCGCCGGACAGTGGGCATCGTCTATGGTTTCCAGTCGAGCAGCCGAACCTGCTCATGAAAGCCGCAGCGCAAGACCGCACATTCCACCGAAGGCGTCACGGCCCCATCGGCCGCGATCTGATGGTCGAGGCACGCGGCCGTGCCGCACGTCGGGCACGCGACGACGACGCGCCCCTTCCACGTCCACCAGGTGCCCCAGGTGCCGGGTTTCCCCTGCGGAATGTCCACCGCTACCCTCCGCCGCCACGGCTGAAGCCGTAGCGCGCCATCACGAGCTGCGAGCCCGTCGAGAGGATCGAACCGGCCGCGCCCCAATTCGCCGAACTGCGCGCCGCCTTGCCCTGCTCGAAGCCGGCCTCGCGTGCCAGGCGACCGGATTCCGCGGCGAACTCCCCTTCCTGGCGTGCGATCCGCGCGCGCTGCCGGATGTCTTCCGCCTCGACGCGATAGCCCCAGGCCTCACGCGCCGCGTTCGTCTTGACCGTGAGTGCATCCAGCTCGCCCTGAAAGGCCGTGTCGGCCTGAACGTCCACCGCCGAGCCGTACCCGACGTCCACGTTCCCAGCGGCGATGCCGGCGCGTTGCTCGCCGACGAGCACCTTGACACGCTGCCGGAACCGGTTGGCGTCCAGCTCGCCGCGCGCTAGGGCGTCCTTCGCCTGCAGGTCGGCCACCGCCGCGTTGAACTCCGCGAGCGCCGCCTGTGACTCCGCCGCGCGCTGCGCGGCCAGGCCGGCGCGCTCCTCGCCCTCGCCCTGCCGCTGGAAGGCGCGCTGCTGCGCACGGCCGGCGCGGATCTGGTTGACCGCCGAGAACGCCGTGCCGGCGCCGGCGAGCGTGAGCGCGAGAATCGAGCTGAAGCCGGCCATGCTCTTACGTCTTCTCCGCCTTGTCCCCGTCGTAGAGCTTCTCTGCCGCATCGGGCGCGGTCTCGGACTCGGATCTCACGCTCAGATCCGTGATTTGGAGCGAGACCGACCGGCGTTCGCCCTCGCCGGTTTTGTTGCTCGAGACGCTCGTCACTTCCGCGCGCGCGTAGACGATCACCGACTTGCCGACCTTCGGCAGCTCGAGGTCCAGCTTGTCGAGCGAATCTTCGTCGAGCGTGAGCGCCAGGCCATAGGGGTAGATCGGGCCGTCCTTCGTCCCTTCGGCCAGGGAGGCGAACCTGTCCTCCCTGGCCTTTGGATCGATCTTCATGCTGACCATCTTTGTCGTGTGCGGCACGTTAACCTCCAAGCTCGACGCTCGGTACGACGCCGAGAATTGTGAGCGGCAGCGGGTCCTGCATCCGGATCAGCACACGCCCCTCTTTGTCGAACGCGGAGCTGAGATTCAGCTCGAGTTGCCCCGTGTTCAGATCCGCCGTGCCCTCCCAGGCCGATGGCTCAAACTTGCGAAGCCGCGTCGCATCCGGCCCGGCGTAGAACGCGCGCGCGCTGCGATCGACGAGCAAGCTCACGGCCTGCACGCGCTTTTTCTTGTCTCGAATATTCGAGCCCTCGACGTCGAGCGAGAGTAGTTCGATCTCGCCGAAGCGGATTGGCAGACCGATATGGACGTTTGTGAAGTTTGCCGTCAACCGGATCTTGCCAGCCGTCACGGTGAAACTCGCGGCGGAGCTGCTCGTCGGATCGCCATTGAAAATCACTTGCCCATCCGCGTAAACCGCGACGATCTTTCCGTTCAGATGGTCGAGCCCGGCGAACTCGTCGGCCGGCGTACCCGAGTACGAGAGTCCGGAGTCCACGAAGAACGACGTCGAATGCACGAAGCCGTCTTTCAGATCCCGCCGCTCGAGCTTCTCGATGTAGCGTTTCGTCGCGCCACCAATCGTCCGGCTGATGACACAGTACAGCACGTCGGTCTCCGCCTCCGGGATGACAACCGCATCCTCGAAGAGCCCGTCCGTGTCGTGCCGGTGCCAGCCCCATATCTCCTGATCGGGCACGTAGGTCAGCCCGAGCAACACGCCGTCCGATCGCACGCACCAGATGATCGAGTCCGGGACCTGCTGATAGTCGAGCGAGACGACGGTCACGCGCCGGAACAGATGCGTCGCGAAGATCGTCAGGTCGCGGCCGGCGAGCCCCTCGACTTGCTGATCGAAGCGCAGCTCGCGGACCACGGAGCCGCGGGCCTGCACGTAGAGGATCGCGTTCCCGACGACTGCCGCGCGGACGCTCGAGATACCGACATACGTCTCCTGGTCGGCGTTGATCGAGCTAGGCGTGATTGGCGTCTTCGGCCCGCCTCCGCCGGTGACGGTCCACTCGCCGCCATCCGTGAGGAGAATCAGCCCGGCCTTGAGCGCGACAAGGTGCCGGATCGCGTGATGATTGTTGCCGGCCAGGCGGAACGTGATCGAGTCGTCGTCCTGGAGCGGCGAGCTGATGCCGAAGTTCGACCGGAAGCCGATGCGCGAGCCGAAGATGGCGTCCGGCTCGTTGTTCGTGTTCGCGAAGAACCGGCGTTGCTGGTACTGCGCGGCCGTCGTCGGAAACTCGTTCGACGACTGAAAGAGCACGCGCGCGACCGGTGGCGTGACGTCGAAGTCGGGGACGAAGCCGGTGTCACGAAAGCTGTTGCTCGAGGCGGTCCCGACGAAGCCGAAGACCCCATTGTTGTAGGGGTCACAATACACGTAGTACTCCGCCGCGCCCGTCACGGCATTCCAGTTCAGCACGTTCGGCGCGGTGGGCGTCGGCTCCGCCGCGTTGGCAATCGTGACGGCGCCGGTCGGGTTGGACTCCTCGTACGTGTCGGCCGCCGCCGTCGTGACGACATACTTGTAGGTGAGCGTGCCGGCGGCGCCGGCGGTGCCCGTGAGCCCGGTTGGCGCGGCGATTGTCGGCGCGGTCGAGACCGTCCGCAGCACCCAGCGCGTCGTCCCCTCGAAGACCAGCTCGCGCGGTTGCTGCGTCAGGTGCGTCAACGTGATGACGTTCCCGCTCTGGTTCCAATTCGGCAGCGCCGTGATCAGATACGGCGTCGGGATCTCATAGATCGCGCCGGTGAGCGCGTGCCAGAAGGAGGCGTTCGGCGGGACCTGATTCGTGTTGGCCGTGTGGCAGTAGTAATTCACGCCGGCCTGGACAACCAGGTCGCCGGGAATGTAGGCCGTCGCGCTCGACCAGGCCGGCACGCCGGCGACGGCGATCGCCGCGCCGTTCTTGAAGAAGCGGAAGTAGCCCTGCCCCATCTCGATCGCGAAGCCGATGCCGTCTGAGCCGACGTAGCGCATCAGGCGCGTGCCGGCGGTCGTCGTCTTCGCCGCGGCGACGAACTTCAGGCCGGCGCGGTTCGAGACCCCGCCTTCGCGATGGACGAGAAAGTTGCGGCAGGTTCGCAGCCCTGTCTGGTATTTCGCCTGGTCGGCCCGAGAGTGCAGGACCGGCGCCAGCTCGCCGGCGGCAAACGACCGCTGGATGATCGACTCGCCCATCTAATTGCGTCCCGCGATCCAGTCGGCGTCCCCGTCCTTCGCCTGCTGCCCTTCGTTGGCCGCCGGCGCCTCCGCGTTCCGGAGCGCCGCGCGATACATCTCGAGACAGAACTCCTGCTTCCTCGAGTCGCGGGAGAGCGGCTGCGCGAGCGACGCCGCGATCTTCCATTGGAGTGCCGCCCGGAACAGCGGATCGCCGAAGAACGTCGGGCAAGTAATCCGGTCGGTGTACTCGAGCACGAGCGTGCCGCCGGTCGGGATAGGCTCGTCGGTGAAGATGAGCGGCCCCGTCGTATCGGAGCCGAGCCGGAACTTGATCGGGTTCGGATCGTGGGCGCGCCGCTGATCGGCCTGGCCGACAATGCGGCGCGCGAACATCATCTTCGACGGCGCGCGGTAGCTGTACTGCCAATCCTTGTTGACCGGGACCGTCGCCGTCCCGCCGACGAGCACGAGATTCGCGTAGGCCGTCGCCCACGGCCACGGGAAATCACGGAGCACCGTGTTCACGTCCTGGAGGATGACGTCGCGTGCCTGCACGGCTTCCTCCGACGTCTCCGTCACCAGGTTCGCGATTTGCTTCGAGATTCCCAGGTGCTTCAGCGCCCGGTTGACGACCTTGCGCGTGTACACCTCGCAGACCTGGCCGCCGACCTCGCCCCAAATCATCGTGGACGTGTTCGACAAGACCGTCGTGTTCTCGAGGTCCGGTTCGCCGGTCAGCGGAACGACCGGCGTGGGAACGGTCCCCGGCTCCGGCGGGTCGTCAGGCCAGGGGCCATCGACAGGCGAGGTCGGCTCGACGGGTACGTACTCCCCATTGCAGCCCCAGCCGTTATTGCATTCCGTCGTGCCGGCGAAGAGCGCGAAGTATGTGTAAACGACGCCATTCGTGTTCAGGCTCGAGCCGACCGAGAACTGATCGGGTCCTCCGCCCGTGATGCCGAGCGCGGTCTCGGTGCCAAGCGACTGCGAGCTGTTCGATCCGGTGTGTGAGGGATCGCGCCAGAACCCCTGCGCCGCGGCTTCGCTCGCGACCATCACGAAGAGCGGACGCTTGCCGCCGGTGGTCGGCGCGAGATTGATCGTTCGCGACGCGGAGCCGTCGCCAGTCCAGCTCCCGAAATTGACGACGGCCGGCTCGCCGGTGTCTTTGTTGCCGTCTGACCGGCGCCACAGCGAGAAGGGGAAATTCTGGCCGACGATGCTATGAAGCGCCGTTTGTGACGTGAGCTGACCGGTCCCGAACGTCAGGGCGTTGGCAATCGCGGCGACCGTATCAAACGGCGCGATCGTCGCCGCCGCCTGTCCAGGGCCCTTCAAATAGAACCGCTTCGTTGAGACGTTCGAGTACTCCTCCGCGAAGAGAAACGCGAACCCCGGCAGCATCTCGGCATTCACGATCTTGTTGACGAAGGACGCCGTTGCTGCCTTGTGATTGAAGCTGCCGTTCAGCATGTAGCGCATGCCGGGGTCGGCGACGCCGACGTACTGATAGGTGACGCCGCTCGCATTGAGCTGCGCCGAGCTGCCGGCAATCCGCACGCGATACCGCTGCTGCTGGGAATTGTCGCCTGGCGCCGGCGAGAAGGTGAGATCCTCTTGCGCGTCGCACGTCCGCGCGTTGATGCCCTGGCCGAAAGCCTCGTGCGAGCCGATCATCGTGCTCCACCAGATCATGCCGCCGGTGTTGCCCGTGAGCGGACGCACGAAGAACCAATTGACCGGTGCGCGGAACGTGATGTCCTGGCCGGTGCCGTTGCCGACGTAGGTGCCGCCCTGCACAATGTAGGGCGCGATCGGGCCGGCGAGCGCCTCCTTCGCCCACTGCGATCGCGGGTAGGGCGCATTGTGCTGCCCGACGCTCGACGGCGTGTTGTTGCCGGTGGTGCCGTGCTCGCTCGCCCGATAGTCCTCTGGCCCGAAAAGCCCGATCAGCTCGACCTGCGCGAGCAGGCTCGAGAGGTTGACCGTCCCGGCGTCGTTCCCCTTCTCGTACCGCAGCTCAATCGGCGTGGCGTCCGGAAAGTCCGGCGAACTCCCGGACGGCGTCCCGACGGTCTGCGCCGTGTAGAGCACGCTGTTCGCCGTCTCGGCGCCGCCCCCATCGATGACCGTGGTCATCACCTCCGGGTTCGCCGCGAGCTTGAAGCCCAGCCGACCATCCGCGCCGGCGCCGGTGCGGATCGACCGCTTCGAGACAACGATCGAGGCGACGCCAACGGAGCCCGGTTCCGCATCGACGACGACGTCGCTGTCGGCATCGACCGCGGCAAGCGATTGCGCGGTCGAGGAGACAATCGTCGCGACGCCGGACGTCGTCCCGCCGGGGTTCTGGATCAAGACGCGGAAGTCGCCGGTCCAGGAGCCGCCAGCGTGATTCGCGCTGAACTGTTTCGGGCGCAGCAGCGCGACCTTCGATCCCTGCAGGAAGTCCTGGCCGTTGAGCTGCTCGACGCTGCTCCGGGTCGGGATCTCCGCGTTCATCCAGTCGTCGATGTCGATCTCCATGTCGTTCGTATCGGAGACCGGATTGCCGACGAGCGATCGCGTGTGCCTGGACTGCCCGGTAGGCATCGCGACGTCGGCCACTTTCGTGCCGCCGGCGTAGACGCGGAATTTCGGCACGTCGTACTCGATGAGCAGGTCGAGCTTGACCCAGGCGTTATGCGACGGCAGACCGGTCCATTCGACGAGCACGTTAGCGATCGTCGTCACGAGCGCGAAGGTTCCCGCCGTGCGAGAGAAGACGGCGAGCTGCCCGGTCGGTGTGACGCCCAGCGCCATGCCGGTCGTCGCCGTCGGGAAGCCCTCGCACATCCAGAAGTAAATCGTTTTGGCCGGGTCCGGCTTACGCAGCCGGACGTAGAGGCGCTCCCAGCTTTTCGGACTCTCGAGCGCCGCGTCGTATTTGTTCAGGGTGACGGACTCGGTCTGGTTCGACGCGCCGCGGAGCGCGAGGCCCATGCCACCGGTGTGCCGCGCCGCGTCTCGGCTAACGTTCTGGCCCGGTGCGCCGCTCGCGCCGCTCGCGCCCAGCCCGGGCGTCTCGAAGCCCTCGAGCCATCGGCGTTTGGGGATCTCTGCGCGGTTATCAACGGGAACCGGTACGCCGCCAACGGTCGGGCCATCGCCGGCGCCAGTGTCGCCATCGGCCGCGAGCACGAACGAGCCCATCCAGTAGTACTTGACGGTCGTGCCCCCGATGCCCAGGAAGCCGCCGGTCGTGCGCGAGAACGTCTTGACGTCGAGCGGATAGGGCCCGCCTTCCGTGCCGTACCCGGACCAGGGCGTCCAGGTAAACGGCGCCGATTCGGCATCCGGCTCTGTGTAGCCCCGGAACGGCGCTTGGAGCTGATCGGCCGCAAAGAGTGGCGCGAGGTTGGCGCCGCCGGCCGCGGCATAGAAGGCGGTCTCCGAGTCCACCTTCGCCTTGTCCGTCAGATGGACGTAGAAGCTGAGGTAGTGAACCTTGTTGCTGTCGAAGATCGCCATCGCTGCCTCTCAGCCGGCGGCTGGGTGCGGTTAGCTAAAATCCTCCCCGAGCGGGTTGTGATCGCCGGTCGGGATGTTCGGCGGCACGTCATCGCGCCCGACCTGCATGCCCGCCGGTTGCGCCGTGGCGTGGCGCATCGCAACGATCGCATCATGCTCGCGGGCGATCGCCTCGTTCGGCGTCGTGACCTTCTCCGGCGTCTCCGGATCGACGCGCCGCATCCAGCGGCTCGAGAAATGCCGCGCCGCGCTGATGATGAACACGTCGCCTGGCCGGCGCCGCGTGTGGTCGTAGTAGCCCATCGCGATCGCCTCGACCTTGAAGCCAGGTTCCGGCGGCGGCTGACCTTCACCACTCTGAAGCGGCGGACGTGCCTTGGCTCGAGCGGCCGCGGACGTCGCCGATGGCCGCGCTGCGGTGCCCGGTCGCGCAACGGCTTTCGGTGTCGCGGCGGGTCTCGGTGCCGGCCTGCCCCGTCGCTGTGGTTTCTTTGCCATCGGTGCCTCCCGTTTCTTCTTAGGTTTTTTGGGTTTCTTTCTAGACGGAGCGCCGGCAGCCGCAGACACGCGGCGGCCGGCGCCATGCGTTCGTTGACAGTCCTCGTCAGGTCTAGATCGCGTAGCCCTTCGCGTACGCCTTCTCCGCGATCGAGAACAGCGAGCGGGCCGTGAGCCAGGTCGTGACGGTGATCGACGGCGTTGTGCCGCCCAGGGTGTAGCGCATACCGATGTACCGCTTCGTCGGCGCGCCCATCGGGACAGGGAAGAACCACCGCGTGCCGATCTTGAGGTCGGCTCGCGCGATGGCTCGAGACGCCAGGACATCGGGTGACGTCAGGTCGGCGTTCGCCGACTGGACGACCTCGAACGTGTACGTCTCGTCGCCTGTCGTCGCGTCCGCGGCGACGTCTACCGACATGCCGAAGCCCAGCTCCTCACCGGTGCCGACTTCGCGCTTCGGCGTGACGTCGCCGAGGTCGATCGTGTTCGTCGAGAATGCGGTCGCCGACACGGCCTGCGCGTCAGAGACCAGCAACAGAGCATCCAGAAACATCGTGGACTCCTTTGGTTGACTGTTCGCCCATCGGGCGAGGCGTGCGGCCCGTACGCAGCCGCACGCCCGCCCTGCGCTTACGTGGGCATCTCTACGTGATGGCCGCCTCCGTGTTGAGGATCGCGTCCACGCGCCGGATCGGCACGTTGCCGAACATCATCACGCGCTTGCCGGCAAAGTTCTCGAACGTGAGGCCTCCGCCGGTCGTGACGTCGGTGCGGACCTGCTTGCGCAGGAACCGCGAGACGCGCCGGTTGCAGTAGAAGACGCGCCGCCCGAGCTGGTTCGGGATGATCTCGTCCGCCTGCTCCATGTGGTCGGTGAGATCGGTCGGCGTGCCGCCGGCCAGGTCGCTCACGTCGATGTTCGCGATCCGGACGACGTACCGCCAGTCCTTGACGACCAGGCCCGTCTTCCACTGGTACCGCTCCTGCAGCGCCCGCATCCGGCTGCCGGCGATGCCGGCCGTGACCTCGACCGTGACCTCGCCGAAGTCCTCGTGCAGAATCCCGGCCTTCGAGCCCTTCGGGAAGATGCCGCAGACGGTCTCTTCACCCCACGCGACGAGCCAGATCGACGTGTTGTCCGATCCGACGCCGCCGGCGTTGATGATGTTGTCGGCATTCGTCGCGCCCGAAATCGCCGAGTAGCGCGGCGCCAGGCCCGTGAACTCCTCCGGCGCCAGGCCGCCGTTGCCGTAGATGAGCGTCGAGGCCATCTCTTGATTCATGGCCTCGAGGAACGCCCGCGCCTCCGACAGCCGGAACGCGCTGACGTTGCCGTTCAGCAGCGCGAGGTCCTTGTCCACTTCGGACCAGGCCTCGAGCATGCCGGCCTGCTCGTCGATCTGCGCGGTCGTGCTCTTCGACGGCGGCACGCCCTGGTTCAGCATGCGCCAGAAGACCGCCGGCAGTCCGGTGCGTATTGTCACGCGATGCCCGGTCGGCAGGTTTCCTTCGCGGAACAGCGCGTCGTCGAGGATCTCGTTCGTCTGTGCGAGTAGCTCGACGATCGTCGGGACCTTGCCGTCCGGGTCGAGACGCTTCGCCCAATCGGCCAGTGTCAGCGCGCCGGTGCCCAGCGTCGCGCCGATCATCCACTCCAGATCGGCGCCGCCGAACAGCGGCTCAATCACCAGCAGCCGCGCGACAATCGCGACGGCCAGCAGGATCAGGTATCGATTCAACATGCTCAGGCTCCTAAGAACGGGTCGCGGGCTCTAGGCGCCTCGCTTCTCGTCGAGCGCCTTCGACGTCGGATGGTCATAAAGCTGCTGTGCGACATCCTTCGTCGAATCTGCGCCGGCCGAGCGCGCGTGCGTCGGCGAGTCCTCGCCCATCATCCGACCGAGGTCGGCCAGAAACGCGACGACCTCGATATGGTTCCCGGCTCCTCCGCGTCCCATGAAGCGGAGGAATGACTCGCGCCGCGCGTGGCCGGCCGGCCGCAGCCGGTCGATCGCGAGCTTCGTGAGTCGCTGTGTCTCCGTGAGCTTGTCGCCGCCGTACTCCTTGTCGGCTCTGGTCTCCGCGGCCCATCGATCGGCCTGGACCTTCACCGTCGCGACATGCTCCTCGAGCGCCGCCTGCGCGTCCTCATTGGACCAACCAGACTCGCGTGCGACGTCCTCGAGGTACTTCAGGTCGGCGTCATCGACGTACGCCTTCCCGGCGTCGGGGACCTTCAGCTCGTACTTCTCGGGTGCCTTTGACTCAGGAATCGCCTGGTCAGCCTTGCCCCCGGTTTCCGTTCCTGCCGGTGTGCCCTGAGCGCCTTCTACGACCGTCTTGCCCGTTTCCCCAGGCGTCGCGTCGCTTTTAGCTGCCGCGCCGCCTTTCGGGGTTTCCGCCGCCGCGCCCGCGGCCGGCTTAGCCGTCGCGGTCTCCGTACCGGCCGGCGCTTTGGGGTCAGCCTGCGCGCCTGTGGCCGTCGCGTTCGCTGTCATGCCTGTTCTCCCTCTGTCGCCGCCGCGGTCTGGACCGCCGCCGCCTCGAGCGCCTCGCCGCGGAGCCACGCGCGGCGCTCGCGCTCCATCAGCAAGTACGCCTCTTCGTCACTCTCTTGGACGTCGGCGAGCAGCTCGAGCCCGAAGTTCCGCCGGCCTTCGTTGAAGTGAATCCTCGCCGACGGGTCCCAGCTCGTACGCCACAGGCCCGACCGCTCGAGCAGCTCCGCGAGGAGATGCCGGCCGGCGACGGTTGCCATCACGGCCTTGAGCGCCGCGCGATAGCGTTCGCCCCGCTCCTTCTCCTTGCGTTCCGCGAAGCGGACCTGCTTCGGGTCGGCCGCGTTGCGCTGCAGCGATCGCTGATCCGCCATCTATTGCACCGCCTGGGCCGCCGCGCCGGCGATCCGGTCGAGCGCCGAGTCCTGGCCCATCGGCGCGCCGGCGGCATCCTTCGCCGCGCGCGCCATGAGCGCCGTCTGCTCCGCGGAGGCCTGTGCCTGCTGCGCCTCCGCCTGCGCCTGCAGGAGTTCGTTCGCCTCGTCGTCGGTGCGGACGATCCGCGGATCGACGTCGAGCATGTCCGCATAATTGTCAACAATCTTGAAGATATTGATCTTGTGCCGGACCTCCGGAAACGGCTCCATCATGGGCGCCACTGAGGCGACGAAGCGATCCTGGCCGGCGACGCCGACGAGCTTCTGCGCTTGCGCGAGGATCGAGATGTATTCGACCTTGAGCGTCACGCCCTGCAGCTCCTCCGGCGGATCGGGGATCAGCCCGGCGGCATCCATCAGCAGGTACGTGCGATCGACGAGCGGGTTGAGCAGCTCGTCGCTCGTGCGATCGAGGACCGGGCCGAGCGCCAGCAGTTTCTCTTCGTGGCGCTCCTCGACCTCGCGCGCGGTCGGCCGGTCGGCGCCGAGCCGTTGGTCAGAGGTCGCGAGCATCAGGAACAGATCCTCGTAGAACGCGCGCCGAATGCGAAACTGCGTTGCGTTGATGTCCTCGAGCATCCCGGACAGATCGATATTGACCTCATGGATGGCGCGCAGCCCGTGCTGCGGCTCGCGCACGTACGTGATGTCCCCAGGCAGCAGCGACGTCTTCTGTGTCCGCAGCTCCGGCAGCCCGACGAGCGGCGGATCGACCTGCTTCTTGATGCCCTTGCCTTTCTCGCGCTGCATGATCTGGAGTTGCTTCACGTCGCCGAGCGACGTCATGCCCGGGCAATCGGTCCCGTACGTGTCCTCGCCCGTGACGTCCCAGCGCGGACAGAAGATCGGAAAGCTGCGGAAGCCGCTCTCGAGCAGGAATTTGTTTTCTCTGGCCTCGCCCTTTTCAAAGTGCGTGCTGGCAAACGGCAAATACCGCGCCTCCACGCGATCGGGGTCCGCTTCCTCGTTTGGCGTCACAACCCAACAGACTTCGACCGGCGACTGGTACTGGCCGCGGTCCCACAGATTCTTCACGGTGTTCGAGATGTTCGTCCAGTCGAGCGTCCGCGTGCCGACGCGAACGCCAAACAGCTCGACGACCTGGCGCACGGTCAGCTCGTACTCGCGAACGAAACTCGCTGCGATGCCCCGGCTGTCGGTGCCGATCGCGAAGCTCCCGATCGGATAGCTGTAGAAGCGCGCGATGTCCTTCACGTCCTCGAGCATGCCGATCGCGCCCGTTCCGAACACGCCCATGTCGCCATAGAGGATCGGGAACGTGGTGTAGAGGTTCGTGCCCGCGAGAACGACCTGCATCCGCTGGGTGACGATGTGCAGCCAGGCCTGGACCGGCTTGAACTCGGCGAGCTGCTTATCCGGCGTCGTGAGCTTGAACCACGGTCGCGCCGGCGACGTCAGGCCGGCGTGCATCCCGGCCTGCAGCGTGCGCGCGGCGAAGCGGCCCGTCGAGTCGATGATGTTCTGGTTTCGCTTGTCGCCGCGGTTGCGATCCCCAGGCCAGAACCGGGTGCGCCGCGGCAGCAGGAAGTCCCCCAGCTCGCGCCAGTGCGCGTCGAAGGACGCACGCTCCGACCAGAGCGCGTCGCGGAGCTGCTGATACCGCTCGCGCTTCGTCGTCGGCCCGCTCGAGAGTCCCGCGTATACCGCGCTAGGCATTCAGCCCTTCCGCCGCTTGAAGTACTCGATTTGCCGGAGCCGCTTGACGGCCGCCGCGTGTGAGAGAGGCCTCGACAGGCGCTTCCCTTTCTTCGATCGGACGATGTACTTGCCGCCTGTCGTCGGCCTGATCGTCACGTCAGAAGCCGAGCAGCGTCGCCGGCGCGCCAGCCGTGCGGATACTGCGCTGACTCGGCGAGACCGTTCCCGTCGAGACACGCCCCGCACTCCCAGCGGCAGCCCGGCGGCGCGTACGCTGCGCGACGGTCTTCGCCTGCGCGATGCTCGCGGCCGTCTCTCGGACGACGCTGGGGGGATTGGTCGCGGCGACCTGCTGCGCCGGCGTGCGCCGTTCGACCGGGGTCGGCGTGGGTGCGAGCACGGGCTGCGTGCCGAACCGCTCGCCTTGTTTCCGCCGCCGGCCGAGAAAGAACCCGCCGACGCCGGCGCCGATGGCCGCACCGAGCGCGAGCGTGGAAAAGCCTGCCATGCCTCTCTCCAAGTTATTCGGGTACCTGGCCCTAGCTAGATTTCACGCCGTTCAACGACTTTCACTCGCAGGGCCGCGCCGTTATTCGGATCGTTCACAGCCTTCAGAAACGCGTCCAGATACCGCTGGCCGATAAATTCGCCGACGATTTCTCCGTCTAGAGAGCCCGTGCGTGTCCGATACGTAAGAGCAAGTTTCACGCGGACGTGCGGTCCGGACGCCGTCCACTTCCCGCCCGGCGGTTTCTGCCTCATCGCCTGTTCTATTGCCTCCACCGCTCGACCTGAATGCGCGGAACTCCTATGTCGTCGCCGACTTGAAAGTTAGTCGCGCATGTCTCGAGCCGATAGCCTGGCAGCAGATATTGGTTATCCGGAATCGGGACGGTGAACTCAGTGTTCGTGACGGGCGTCGTCGTCGCGACGCCAGGAAAGAAATTGTAACTGCGCGACAAGCTCGCGATCTGATTCTGGCGCGACGGACTGAAGAAGTAGAGCTGCGGCGCGTCGGTTTCGATGCAGAGGCCGATCTCGCGGTTCGCGGCCGTGGCCGAAGTCGTCAGCGCAATGCGCACAGATAACAGACGCCATCGGTGCCCAGCTGGCACAGTTTCAAGCATCTGCGCGCCGGCGGCTGGGTCGGCGCCAGCGATTTGTACAATCTCGCCCGTGCCAGGTTGGAAGCGGCCTGCGGATCGGAAAGTACCCTGTGCTTCGACAGAGCGATACCAGCCGGACGAGAGCAGCGTTACGATCGCGGAGATGGCCGCGGCGATGGCGATCTGAGAAAGCCTGGTCCGTTCGGTAATCATGTCAACCTCTTCACGTATGCGGTCTCGACCTCGACGTACCCCATGCGCTCGTAGAACCGGCCGACGTTGGTCTCCTTCGGCGCGACCATTTTAACCAACCTGAGCCCTTTCTGTCGCGCCCATTTTTCGGCGGCCCACAATAGCTTGGGGCCAGTCGTCCCGCGGCGGTGCTCCGGCTCGACCCACCAGGCAATCTCATCCAGGAACGGCTTGCCGCTAATCGGGTCATTGAGGGGAAACGCGGCGAGCATGCCGATGAGCGGACGATGCTGGACGGTCACTCCGTTCAACACAGCGGCGCGCTGTGCTTCGGCGACAAAGATCACGCCGACCTGCAGGCACCTAGAGACTAGATGCGCGAGCTGCTGCAGGTTAACCGTGAGGATCTCACCGTACTGTGTTTGCTCGAGGAAATGCCGTGCCAGCTCGAACACGCGCTCCGCGTCGTCGAGCCCGGCTTTGCGGATGACTATCTTCCCTCGCGCGCGCGTCGCCGCGCCAGTTTCTCGAGGCGCCGCGCCGCTTTCCCGCGGACCTTCGGATGCGCCCGGCGGAACGTCGCCCCCCACCGCGTCACGTTCGAGAGCCGGTATGTGGTCCCGTCGTGCTCCGAGACGATCGTGTCCCCGCTCTTGAAGGCCGGCCGTCCCGTCACGTGTTGAATTACCTCCTGCACCAGATCCGTCGCCGGTCGCTTTTGCTCCATTTGTCGGCTCCATCGATCTGTCTGCTTCCTTACCGCGGCTCGAAGGGATTGAACTCATGCTCGACCTCGCCGCCTTGCGCCTCGAGCACGTACGGGTCGAAATCGTGCTTCGTTTTCGCGCCGTGCCGCAGCTCCTCCATCAGCGCGGCCGGCTGATCGGGCACGGCGAAGGTCTGCATCAGCCCGTCCGCCAGGTCGGGCGAGCGTCCGAGCCGCTCTTTGATTTGGTCCTTCTCCTCGAGGACGAACTTGCCGCCGATGAACGTGTACGTCGGCTCCGTTAGCTCGCCGACCAGCTCCGGGATGTTCGGTAGCGCGCCACCCGCCTTCACCCACTTCGCGCCCTCGAGCCACATCTCCGCGCGCCGGTTCTTATAGCGGCGATCGAGCGCGGGATCGCTCGCGATGATCGGAATGACCGGATAGCCGGCCGTGATCAGGTTGTCCACGACGCCATGGCCCCAATGGCCCGTGTCGTCGATCAGAATCAGCTCCGCCTTCCAATCCGTGAAGCCCTTCGCGACGCGCGCGGCAATCGACGTCGTCCGCTGCACCCGCATCACAACCGGCCGGAAGGCCGCCAGGCCCTGCCGCGGGAAGATGACCGTTCGGTCGTCGCCGAAGCGCGCGACGTCTATACCCAGCCGCTTCTGACTCCAGTCGTAGGCGTCAGTCCGCAGATGCCGGTGCATCGCGCGCTCGACCTCCTCGACGCCGAGGAGCGCGTTGATTGAAGCCGGCGGGAACTCCCCCAGGACGTTGACCATGACCCAGGGGTTGTCTCGGCCGTAGCTCGCGATCTGCTGCTTGGCCCAATCGAGCTTGATCCGCGAGCTGCGCCTGGGATTGTTCGGATCGCCGGTGATCTGGATCACGCGCCACAGATGCTTATCCACCGTGCAGGCGCGATACAGCGGGCCGGTCGTGTGCGTCGGGTTGCCGGACTGAACGACCTTCGTCTCGATGCCGCTCGCCAGGACGGCCTCAGCCGTCGTCATGACGGCCTGCGGGATGCCGCCCGACTCATCGAGCACGAACAGCACATAGTCGGCGTGGATGCCGGCCAGCGCGTCCGACTGCTGCTGCGCGTCGGCTTTCTTCGGCCAGGTCCGCGCGACGGCGAACCAGGTCTCCGGATACTCTCGGTTGAAGACCCGGCTTTTGGTCCACTCGAACGCCTCGCTGAAGAACGCCGACTTGCCGCGCCACTTGGCAATCTCCGGCCAGAGGTTCGTATCGAGGTTGTCGCCGGTGATCGACGTCGCTCCGACCTTTGGATGGCTCTGCGGATCACGTCCGCCGCGCGTGCCCAGGAAGTTCAGGATGAACCAAGCCAGGAGCGCCGTCTTGCCCGGACCCTTGCAGGCTTTGAACGCGATGCGCTCGATTGCGGGATTGGCGAAGGCCCGAAGGCCCTCGAGCTGCCACGGGTCGGGCTCGACCTGGAACTCCTCGCGGACCATCTCCTCCGGATGCGCCCGCCAGCGCAGCAGCTTTTCGCGCGCCCGCGCTATGAGGCTGCTCAATCGATCGACCTCTTGCCAATCGGACGCTCCGGGACGGTCCCGCGCCAGGAGCAAGCGAGGCACTGCAGCATGTCAGTCGTCCGCGCTGGGAACTCCCTGCTCATCAGCTCATCCTCGCCGCAGCAGGGGCACAGCGGCCAGCCGTCGCGCCGATACTCGAACGTCTCGCGTGTCGCGGGATTGACGCGCTTTATATCAGCCATCGCAGCGCCAGCTCCGCAATGACGCCGATCGCAATCGCGCGCCAGCAGTCGCCGCAGAAGATAAAGAAGTCTGATCTAAACACGCCGCGGGCGTTCGCGCGCACCCGTGACACTCCGCAATTCCTGCAGCCGGACGGAGCCGTCCAATTCACAGGCGCTCGCTCTTGACGCGTGGCAGCAGTATGCGCGTCCACCAGGGCAGCCGGCGCCGGCGTTCGCAGCTCTCAAGGTCCTCGAGGCGCCGGCGCGTCTCGTCGTGCTCGCGCTCGAGGCCTGGTCTGCCTTTGCTCCGGCCGTTGCCGAGCACCAGCCCTTCGAGGCGCGCGAGCCTCTCGTCGATGGTCAGCCCTTCGACCAGATGCTCGCGTAGCGGCGTCCGTTTGCCTGGTGCCGCCATCAGCGACGCCGGCGGCGCATGCTCTTGATCGCCTGCGCGACGCCCACCGCATAGGGGTTCCGCACCCGGCCAGCGCCCTTCCGGAGAATGGCCTTCGCGATCCGGTGGCCCTTTTTCAGTGTGCGCTTCGAGATTTTCGCCATCACGCACTCGCCTCCTCATCTTCACCAGCCAGGATCGCCGCGAGACTGTGCTCGTGCTTATGGAGGTGTTGCTGCTTCAGCCGACCCTGCGCGATCGCCATCAGCTCACGCGCCTTCAGGCCGTCGTGTAGCGTGATCGCGTCGCCGAACGGGCCCGGCTTGATGGACCTCACCGCCAGCCGCAGCGACTCCGGCCACCGCGTAATCGGCAGCAGCTTACCCTCCGCGTCGAAGGCGTCGCCGATGTCCGCACGCGCCGCCAAGGACAGCAGCCCGATCGCTTCGTCGCCGTCCATCTCGAGGCGCTTCATGCGCTCGTTGCGGGCGTCGTTCAGCGCCTTCAGAACCTCGACTTTTCTCAACAGGCGCCAGGCGAGGGTCGCGGCGCTCTCCGGCATCACGTTGGGATGGATCGCGAGATAGGCGCCGGTGCCGTTGCCCCCGTTGTTCAGATACTCGAGCACGAAGGCGCGCTCTTCCGGTGTCAGCGTTTCCTGTTTCGGCGTCGCCTTGGCGCGAGAGCGTCGGCTTTTTGAGCGCCGTTTATTCCTCCGGGAATGTTTCTTCACTGATGGGTTCAGGGTAACACGCCGGAGTTAGAGCCGGGCTGCGGCTTCGCTTTGGCGCGAGCGTCCTCACGCGCCCAATGGGCGAGCGCCGTTCGCAATCCACGGATGCCGTTGGCCGCATCGTACAGGCCGTGCTCACGGGCGAACATCTCAGAGCCAGCGAGGCCCTCGAGCAGCAGATCGAACGGCGTCAGCTTAGGCGGAGATGGCGGAGGCGGATACGTCGCGCGGCGCGCGCCTGATGGCGGTAACGCATATCGGTGAGAATCGTCGCCACAGTTCCAGCGCCTCTGCTGCCGCACGAGTTCCCATCCTCTGAACACACGCG